CCCCAAAAAATCCCCGGGGGAATATTTTAACCAAACAATGCACTTCCGGGGGCTATTCGAGAGGGATTAATGGGTCAGATCACGGCCGTAGCAAAGCTCAATCACTCGGAAGTAAAGGGTGACTCTGGAGTTTACTTGGCGTTCAATGCTGATTACTCCGATGAGCGCAACAAAGAGTGGGCTAAGTACACGCCCTCAATGCATCTTGGTATGACTGTCACTCCGGCAGTAGCAGACAAGTTTGAATTGGGCGAAACGTATTTGCTTACGCTCGAAAAATTGTAACAAAAACTTACCAACTCGTGCGACAGCAGCCTTTGGGACTTTCACTGCTTAGCAAATTGAATCGAGTGTTAGCCGCACGTAGACGTTTAATGAGTTGGTATTCTTGTAGTAGGGTCATCGTAGCCAACATGACTTAAATGAGGGGGCTGGGGCTGTTCGCAGACGAATCTACGCCTACTACAAACTTTAGCAATACCCTGACGAAAGTCAATCAAAACCTGCAGGAACCCCAGGAAAGGGTCCCAGTAATCTTTAGAAGTACACACAAACAAAAGGGCTTTCATCGGCCCACTCCTTTCAAGAGGGTAGCTCTGTCGGCTGCCACGTGTGCTTCTATTTCATCGTGCTCACCCTCAGCTGGGTGGAGGTGTCACGGTAGATTACTGGGTCCCTCTCCTGGGGTTCCTGCAGGTGCTATAATTTTCTGGCCATTTTACGGAGGTGACATGTATGGCGGGGATTCGCAAACCTCCCGAGTCGAAAACTCAGCGACGTAGGCAACCGCCAGCAACGACTCCTGAGGCCCGTGAGCAACAGCTAGTCTCATACGCGGTCGATCTCGTTGAGGATCGCCTACTTAATGGAACGGCATCAGCTCAAGAGACCGTTTTCTTTCTCAAGCTAATGTCTAGTCGAGAGGCTCTTGAAAAGCGAAAGCTTGAAAAGGAAATCGTTCTACTCGACATCAAAGCCGAAGAGACACGACAGGGTCAGCAAATTGCAGAACTCTATGGTAATGCTCTTGAAGCTATGCGTACCTATCAAGGCCATCAAGACATAGAGATATTAGATGATTAGAACTTATTCCGAACTAATCCAATACAATACGTTTGAAGATCGGTTTAATTATCTTGCGCTAAAAGGATCTGTTGCTGCCCAAACTTTTGGCCATGAGCGATATCTGAATCAAGACTTCTATCGTTCTCGAGCATGGAAACAAGTGCGTCGAGATGTAATCGCTAGAGATTTAGGTTGCGATCTTGGACTTGAAAGTTTTGAGATCCACGATAAAATTATCGTCCATCATATGAATCCGATGTCTGCCGATAACATTATCCATGGAGATCAAGATATTCTCAACATGGAGTATCTAATCTCAGTGACACACAAAACACATAATGGTATTCATTATGGTGACGATAGCGTTATACCAAAACCGTATGTAGAACGTCGTCCTGGAGATACTCGTCTCTGGTGACATCAAGAACCTAAGGAGAATCATGGCGGCTCCAGCTGCAAACATCGAGCTATTCCTGCCTTCGAAAGCTCCTATTACTCAGGGGCTTGGTGCAGAACAAAAACAAGGCGGACTTCATGCGGGTACCGACTTCGCATATATGGCTAATGGTCAAGTCTATCCGGACATCTATGCCGCAGCTGAAGGGCGAGTTATTTGGGCCGGAGATTCTCGTAATCTTGGTTGGCCTAATGTCCTTTATCTGAACATTGACTTTGATCGTACAGACAATGTTGATAGTTCTGCGGGTAACTACACGATTATTGAACACTATGATGCTAACGGCAATAAACTTTGTTTGACTGGTTACGGCCATCAAGCAAACATCTTCGTTAAAGTTGGCGACTGGGTTCGAGCAGGACAGATCATTGGTGAAGTTGGCGATACCGGGTTTAACTTCGGTAAGCATCTTCACTTCGACTTTGTGTTGTATCCGTACGATGTGGATGACTATCCATACTATGGTCGTGTTGATCCGACTCCGTACTTTGTAAACCAATTCAAGATTGAGGAAGACGACATGTACACTCAAACTGATCGTGAACGCGATAATCTCGTAGCGGATCGCATGGGCTATCTCTGGAAGCATTATGGCCCCGGACAAAAGGGCTATAAGGATGATGGCGAATACGCAGCACTCCTTCGAGATACCAAGCGAATTGCTGATGTAGCAGCAGTTAACGCTAGCAATGCACATAAGGTAACTCAAGATGTACTCTTCTCAGTTACTCCTGGAATCTCCGAGCAACGACCGGCTGGTGCTACTATTCTTTCGATTCTGTCTATTGTGGCAGCAGCTCAGAACAAGACGGTTGAGCAGATTCTCGAGGGAATCCCTGAAGCACAGCTTTCTGGAGCTGAGTTTGTCTTGGTCCCCAAGGATTCTCTTCCTGCTCAGCCAGCACAGTAGTCCTTCTTCAAAATAGGAGGAATCTATGGCTGAAGTAGAGGATTCAATCCTCAAAACTACAAAGAAGGCACTTAACCTTCCTGCGGATTACACCGCATTTGATCAAGATATCATCATGCACATCAACTCAGTATTCTTTACGCTTGAACAATTGGGCTTGGGTCCAGTTGGCGGCGGTTTCACTATTACTGGTGACGAAGAAACCTGGGCTGATTACATGGGGATCGACAAGTACAATGCGGTTCGCTCGTATATGTATCTGCAGGTCCGGATTCTCTTCGATCCTCCGACTTCGTCCTTCGCTCTGGAAGCTTTGAAACAACAGGCTAAAGAGTGGGAATGGCGACTTAATGTTTACATCGAAAGTAAACCTAAGGGGGTGACAAATGTCTAATTCTAAAGTAGATGAAGTTTTAGCACACTATGGTGTTGTCGGGATGAAATGGGGTCGACGTAAGGCAACCGATGAGTCATCTGGTACTTCTCGAAAAGAAGCCAAAAAGATTGCTAAAGCGGATGCTAAGTGGGAGCGTAAATCTTCTCAAAGTTATATGAAAGTTTACAATCAAGCTGCGGATCGAATGAACAATGGGGGTATTGAGAAATTCAATAACAACTCAAAGTATAAAGATAAAGATCTCAGTAAAGATCGTAAGCTTGAGAAGGAATACTTTTCCGAATACAGCAAGTTGATGACAAACATGCTAAACGATATTGCTAAAACTGAAGGTGTTAATCCTTCTGGAACTAAGCGATTGAAATTTGAGTATGATGTCGAAAGTGATCCTATGCCTCGAGCATCGATTATCGAAGTTGATGTGAAACATGATGGCATTGGAGTAAATACTCGAGTAGAAACTAAATTCTCTGATTTAGGACAAATAATTTCTATTCGTTTCATCGATGAGAATCTTATATCTCATGGTGAACAATTTATCGAGGCTCTATTGGCCAATGATGATCTAGCCCATTATGGTGTCCCGGGTATGAAGTGGGGTCGTCGTAAGGCTTCATCTAGTGAATATAAATCGAGTCGGAGTGTTCGTCGCACTCCCGAATCAGCAGATCATAAGCGATCTCGTGAAATTGGTAAGAAGAAAGTATCTCAAATGAGTAATGCTGAACTTCGCGAAATCACGACTCGTATGCAGCTCGAAAAACAGTTTAAGGACTTGAATGCTCCAACTGTGAAGAAGGGTAAATCTGCAATCGATAAAGTTCTGGAATCATCCGAAAAAGCGAATAAACTAGTGAAAGCTTACAACAGTCCTGTTGGAAAGTTTGTTCGTCGGACGGTTCGGAATGCAGCTTATTCTGCGGCAGGATTCGATCCTCCCCGTAGTTCGGCTGATCGTATTCGTTGGGCTATCGAAGATGGCTCTTACGCATATTAAGTAAGAAAGGAGGATTGGCGATGGGCCTCTCCAACACAGCAACCCCTCTGTATTACGGACAATTTCGTGACGCAGTTCTCCGCGGCGAGATACCTGTAAATAAAGAAGTCGCTATGGAGATGAATCGTATTGATGCACTCATCGCCAATCCGAATTTCTATTATGATGATGGAGCTATCAATGGCTTTATCGCTTATTGCGAAAATGAACTGACCCTAACTGATGGCTCAGATCTTCATCTACTCTTTACTTTTAAGCTATGGGCTGAGGCTGCCCTTAGTTGGTATTACTTTCATGAACGTAGCGTTTATGTGCCATCACCTGATAATCATGGTGGCCGTTATGTTCGCAAGCGCATCAAGAAAAGGCTCGTTACAAAGCAGTATTTGATTGTTGCTCGTGGTGCAGCTAAATCAATGTATGCACAATGCATTCAGGCATATTTCTTGAACGTCGATACTTCTACATCGCATCAAATCACGACGGCTCCAACAATGAAGCAAGCTGATGAAGTAATGTCCCCTTTCCGAACTGCTATTGCTCGAGCCCGAGGACCTCTGTTTAAGTTTCTTACCGAAGGATCGCTTCAAAACACCACGGGTTCTAAGGCTAATCGAATTAAATTAGCTTCGACTAAAAAGGGCATCGAGAACTTCCTTACAAATTCTATTCTTGAAATTCGTCCAATGTCAATCAACAAACTTCAGGGTCTTCGCCCTAAGATTTCTACGATTGATGAGTGGCTTTCTGGGGATATTCGTGAAGATGTAATTGGCGCCATTGAGCAGGGTGCGTCCAAGCTTGATGACTATTTTATTCTAGCAATTAGTTCTGAAGGTACTGTTCGTAACGGTAGTGGTGACACTATCAAGATGGAACTTCAAAAGATTCTTCGTGGCGAATACTATGCGCCTCATGTTTCAATTTGGCATTATAAGCTAGATAGTCTTGAAGAGGTTAATGAGCCAGCTATGTGGCCCAAGGCTCAGCCAAATCTAGATCTAACAGTTACATATGATGTTTATCACCTAGATAAAGAGCGTATGGAGAATGCTCCGGCTTCTCGTAACGACATTCTAGCTAAGCGCTTTGGTATTCCCATGGAAGGTCTGACATACTTCTTCACGTATGACGAGATCCAACCACAGACTCCACGTCGATCACATGCATTCTCAAAAATGCCTTGCGCTATGGGCGCTGACCTTTCTCAAGGCGATGACTTCTGCGCATTTACATTCCTGTTTCCTCTAGGTAACGATACTTTCGGCATCAAGACACGAAGTTACATTACAGAACTAACTCTAATGAAACTTCCTGGAGCAATGCGCTTCAAATATGAAGAATTCATTAAAGAGGGAACACTTCAGGTGCTTAATGGTACCGTTCTCGACATGATGGAAGTCTACGAAGATCTCGACAATCATATTCTCGAAATGGAGTATGACGTTCGAGCATTTGGTTATGACCCATACAATGCAGATCAGTTCGTCAAGCGTTGGATCGCTGAGAATGGACCATTTGGTGTTCAGAAAGTCATTCAGGGTGTTCGAACAGAATCGGTTCCTCTTGGCGAATTGAAGAATCTCAGTGAAGCTCGAAAGCTAATCTTTGACGAACAATTGATGTCTTTTACAATGGGTAATGCGACCACTATTGAAGATACCAATGGTAACCGCAAACTATTGAAGAAGCGTAACGAAGAGAAAATCGATAACGTGGCTGCCATGATGGATGGCTACATTGCTTATAAAGGACATCGAGATGCATTCGATTAGGAATACCTATGACTAATTTTGAAATATCTGAAGAACGTTTGGATGAAATTCTAGCTCATTATGGCGTTCTCGGAATGAAGTGGGGTAAGCGATCTGGAATTACTCGACAGCAAAAGCGAACTGATCGAGAAGCGGCTAAAGATGCAAAAGAAGCTGCACTAGCTAAAATGTATTTTGGCGAAGGTGCTGGCATTCGTCGACGTCATATTAATAATGCGGTAAAAAGTAAGTCTCGCGATCCAAATTATAAAGAAGCATTCGAACGGCATTATGCAAATCAAGATCTTGCTAAGGCTGGAACAACAGCTAGAGGTCAACGAAAGCGTAAAAACGCATCTAATGCCACTAAGAAAACCGCTAAGGGCGTTAAGCACGTTCTAACAGGAAATAGTCAATACGCTAACATGACTGCAATTGCACTTGTAGGAGCTGCTGCTTATGCTCGTAAAACTGGCGTAGATAAGCTCATTCTTCGTGCTGGCACCGAACTAGTTAAAAATGTCATGCGATCCGTATAGAAAGGAGGTGACTTGTGGCATCTTTTAGAGATAAATTCAAAAATGCCTTTAATGCCTTCGTTGGTGGAGAAGAACGAACTAGGGTTAATTCCTGGAATCTAGGATCTAGCAACAGCTTCCGTCCAGATCGAGGTCGTAGACGCTTCAGCAATGAAAGGTCAATCCTTTCTTCAATTATTACTCGCATTGGTATTGATGTCGCGGCAATCGATATTAGACACATTAAGAAGGATGAAAATGGTCGGTATCAGTCGGACATGGTTAGTGACATCAACGATTGTTTGACGTTCGAAGCAAACCTAGATCAGGCAGCTCGACATTTCCGACAAGACATTGCTACATCGATGTGTGATTGGGGTTCTCTTGCGGTAGTTCCAATTCTTACAGATGAAGATCCTGAAGATAAAGAGTCAGTCAAGATCTATTCGATGCGTGTTGGTGAAATCATTAGCTGGCATCCAGAGCATGTCCGAGTTCGTCTTTATGATGAGCGAGACGGTCAAACAAAAGAGTTGTTGGTTTCTAAGCGTAGCGTAGCTATCATTGAGAATCCACTCTATTCAGTAATGAACGAGCCTAACTCAACCCTACAGCGATTGATTCGAAAGCTAAATCTTCTTGATGCTATCGATGAGCAGTCTGGCTCTGGTAAGCTCGACATGATCATTCAGTTGCCTTACGTAATTAAGAGTGAGACCCAACAGGCTCAAGCTCAGAAGCGCGCTAAGGACATTGAAGTTCAGCTGAAGAGTTCTCAATTTGGTATTGCCTATACTGATGGTACTGAAAAGATTACTCAGTTGAATCGTCCGGTTGAAAACAAGCTCCTCAATCAGATCGAATTCCTGACTGAAATGCTTTATGGTCAGCTTGGTTTGACTAAGGCTGTCTTTAATGGTACCGCATCCGAACCTGAGATGCTTAACTATCATAATCGAACAGTCGAACCAATGCTCACGGCAATTGTAGAAGCATTCCGAAGGTCCTTCTTGTCTAAGACAGCTAGGACTCAAGGACAGGACTTTATGTTCTTCCGCGATCCCTTCAAAATGCTATCTATCTCTGATGTTGCTGAGATTGGTGATAAGCTCACTCGTAATGAAATTGTCACTTCTAACGAGATGCGTTCATTCTTGGGGCTTAAGCCATCGACCGATCCCAACGCCGACAAGCTGAAGAACAAGAACATTCCAGACCCAGATGCTGCAGGTGGACCTACGAATACCTTCGATACTGCGGAGCAGGATGCACTTGTAGATGAGGCATTCAATTCCTTGGAATCAAGCATCGATGACATTCTTTCCGATCCAGGAGGATCTTCGTGACCACTCCTGCCGAAGACTTTCTAGAACATTACTCATCCCAATATTATGATCCTCAGAAAGCTCATGAATACTATGAGCGGACCAAGGAGCTTAAAGGTCGTAAATCGACTAAAGGTATGAGTAAGACTCAAACTGAAGCTTGGGGTTATGCCAAGAATCAGATTAGTCAAGCTAAGAAGTCCGAAATGACTGCCTCTCAAGAAGCTCAAAAGCGACGTTTGGAAGCACTTCGTCTAAAAGCTGAAGAAGCTCAAAAACGAATTACTGATAAAATTCGTGCGCTTGCTGAGAGACTAGAAAACCAACGCAATGCTAGTGGCGTCGACCCTAAGTTGAAAAGGTATCTCGAAAGGAGTCATGGCAATCTAATTCGGAAAGCACAGAAAGATGCATCTGCCGAACGAGAGCAAATTCGTACCGAGCTAAAAAGCGCAGTTCAAAAGGCACGTGATGAATACCATGCGTCTAAAGAACAGCTAAAGGCCAAGTACGATCAGGCTACCGATACCGAATACAACAACATACGATCTCAACTTCCTGGGGAAGCTCCAAAGGCACCAGCTAAGAAGAGGGGAAGGAAGAATACTCAAAATGGGACCAAAACCTGATTTCAGCGGCTGGGCAACTCGTAGTGATATTGTATGCTCTGATGGTCGAACGATCAAAGATAATGCATTCAAGCATCAAGACAAGATTCGCGTACCTTTGGTATGGCAGCACCAGCACAACACTCCCGAAAACGTTCTCGGCCATGCAATTCTCGAGAACCGACAGGGTGGGGTTTACTGCTACGGTTACTTCAATGCTACCGATGCAGCTAATCACATCAGCAAGTCTCTGGTAAATGGCGATCTGGATTCACTCTCGATTTACGCCAATGGTTTGCGCCAGAGCAGCAAAAAAGAAGTCCTCCATGGCAACATCACGGAGGTCAGCCTGGTCCTCAAGGGGGCAAATGAAGGCGCAAAAATTGAGAATGTCTACATCAAGCACTCCGATGATCATTATGAACCCATCGAAGATGAAGGCATTATCTACTCCATGCTCCCCCTAGAGCATTCTGATACACAAGGAGATGAACAAATGCCCGATCTCGAACACGCTGAGGACCAGAAGAAGACAGTCAAGGAAGTCCTCGACACCCTCACCGAAGAGCAGAAGGAAGCCGTCTACTACATGGTTGGGGAAGCCCTCGACGAAAATGCAGAAGACGACGATAATGATGCCGAACACGGCGACAAGGAAGGCTCCTCCTTCTCCGAGGAAGACCTCAAAGAAATCATCAAGCACGCATACACGGAAGGTGCCGAAGAAATGGCTCGCAACGTATTTGATCAGACTAAGGGCAACGGCCCGGCTGATGAGACTGTCCTCGCTCACGCTGATGCTCTGGAAATTGCCACCAAGTCCATGAGCAACCTCGCTAAGTACGGTACCCTTCAGGAATCCGTTCTGGCTCACGCTCAGGAATATGGTATCGAGAACATTGAAATTCTGTTTCCGGATGCTAAGGCCATCTCGAACTCCCCCGAGATCATCGGTCGTCGCACCGAATGGGTTGCTGAGGTCCTCACCAAGACTAAGCACTCCCCCTTCTCTCGCATCAAGTCCACCGCTGTCGATCTCACGGCAGATGAGGCTCGTGCTAAGGGTTACGTTAAGGGTAACCTGAAGAAGGAAGAAATCATCAAGCTCCTGAAGCGTGTCACCACGCCGACGACCATCTACAAGAAGCAGAAGCTGGACCGCGATGACATCGTGGATATCGTCGACTTCAACGTAGTTGTCTGGCTGAAGGCTGAAATGCGCCTGATGCTTGATGAGGAACTCGCACGTGCAGTCCTCATTGGTGATGGTCGTGAGTCTGATGACGAAGACAAGGTTGACGAAGACAAGATCCGCCCAATCGCTTACGATGCAGATATGTACGCCCACCAGGTCGTCGTTGCATCCGATCTCGCTCCGGGTGAAATTGTTGAGACCGTTCTGCGGACCCGCACCTACTACAAGGGCACCGGCACGCCGACCTTCTTCACCACGGATGCTATCCTTACCGATCTCATCCTCGAGAAGGACAAGGTTGGGCGTCGTCTCTACGAAACCGAGCAGTCTCTGGCTGCAGCTCTTCGTGTTGACAAGATCGTTACGGTCGAGGTCATGGAAGATGCTCCGGACATCGTCGGCATTATCGTAAACCTTGCGGACTACACCATTGGTTCTGATAAGGGTGGCGAGGTCAACATGTTTGACGACTTCGACATCGATTACAACCAGCAGAAGTACCTGATTGAGACCCGTGTCTCTGGTGCCCTGACCAAGCCCAAGTCGGCTGTCGTCATCAAGCGCACTCTGGGTACCGTTGTTAGCCCGGTCTCCCCGTCCTACGATGGTGTGACCCACACGATCACCATTCCGTCTATCGCTGGCGTAGTGTACTCGATCGATGGCGAGACCGTAAGCGGCGATGTTGTAATCTCGGAGACCACGGATGTCGAGGCTCGCCCTGCAACCGGTTACTCCTTCCCGCCGAACACTGGCCGTGACTGGACCTTCGTCTACACTGCGTAATTCGAAGTAAAAGTTCAAAATGGCTAGGTTCTACGGAGAAGTCGGCTATGTCGATGAGAACGTAGAGATACGGCCAGGAGTTACGAAGGACGTCGTTGTGGAATTTAACCTCTATGGCGACGTCCTTCGTAACACTAGGCGGTTGGATTCTGGCGAAAAGGTAAATGATGACCTTTCTGTCGGAAACTCAATCAGTGTAGTAGCGGATGCATATGCTAACGAAAATTTCCATAAGATTCGTTATGTCAAATGGAATGGAGCTAGGTGGAAAGTCACCGAAGTAGAAGTAGAAGCTCCACGTCTAAAATTGCGTCTGGGAGGGGTTTACAATGGACCGACGCCTCCTACTCCATGAGATCTTAACTGGTCTTGGTGCGGAGAAAGTCTACTTTCAACCGCCAGCCAACGTCTCTATGGTTTATCCATGCATCGTATACAAGCGTGATTCAGCAGACACTCAGTTTGCTGATGATACTACTTATCGTTATACGAAGAGATACATGGTTACTGTTATCACAGATGATCCAGACAGCGATATTCCGGATAAATTGGCTCAGCTTTCGCTCTGCACATTCAACCGTCATTACGTTTCTGGAAATCTAAATCACGATGTCTTTAATCTTTACTTCTAGGAGGAGTAAATTATGACTAAGCTCGCATGGGGTCAGGTAGGTGAGAAGAAGTGGGAGACTGGTGTCAGCCACGGCGTTCTCTACAAGACCGATCAGGCAGGTGCTTACGCTGATGGTGTAGCTTGGAATGGTCTTACGGCCGTTACTGAGTCGCCGTCGGGTGCAGAATCAAATAAGCAGTATGCCGATAACCAGGTATATGCAAACCTTCTTTCTGCTGAGGAATTCAGTGGAACGATCGAAGCATTCTACTCTCCTGAAGAGTTTGACGAATGCGATGGTCAGGCTACTCCGTCTCCCGGTGTTCTGGTGGGACAGCAGCCTCGCAAGAACTTCGGTCTGGCATGGCGCTCGGAAATCGGCAATGATGTAAATTCCAAGCTCGGCTACAAGCTGCACTTGCTTTACAATGGTCTTGCCGCTCCTTCTGAGAAGGCGCACAACACTATCAACGACTCGCCTGAGCTTCAGACGCTTAGTTGGGAAGTTTCCACGACTCCGGTTGATGCCGGTCCCGGTCTGGAGCCCACCTCTAAGCTGACGATTGATTCGACTCAGGTTGACTCGACTAAGCTGGCTCTTCTCGAAGACCTGCTTTATGGTACTGCTGGAACTAACCCGCAGCTGCCTACTCCGGCCGAAGTCATTGCGATCTTCGAGGGTGGTACGCCTACGACTGCAACTCCGGTTCAGCCGACGTACAACTCGACTACGAAGGTCATCACCATTCCGACTACGACTGGTGTGGATTACAAGATCGATGGCGAAGTCGTTACTGGCTCCGTTACGATCACCGAAGACACGATGGTTACTGCAGACCCGAAGCAGGGCTACAAGTTCCCGGCTGTCATCGACCGCGACTGGTTCTTCGACTTCTAAGAACCAACAGAAAGGAGACCAGAGAATGCTTACAATCAAACTACCGGCTATTGAAGGGTATGACGAGGCTTCGAGCCGTTTTGTGAATACCGAGCCTGAGTTGATTCTTGAATTGGAGCATTCTCTGGTCTCTCTTTCAAAATGGGAAGAGATCTGGGAAATTCCATTCCTTAGTAAGGATGAGAAAACTTCAGAGCAAGTTCTAAGTTATATCGAATGTATGCTGTTGACACCAAAAGTTCCCCCGGGGGTTTTTGAGCGCTTTAATGATGAGCACTTTAAGCAAATCAACGACTACATCGAAGCCAAACGTACTGCAACTTGGTTTGGGGATACTCCCGGTTCAAAGCCTAGTACGACTAATCAAGCTAAGATTACCGCGGAAGTCATCTATTCTTGGATGATTACGCATCGAATACCTCCGGAGTATGCGCATTGGCATCTTCGTAAATTGATCACGCTGATCGAGGTAATGAATAGGCAGAATGCTCCTCAGAAGAGCAACATGTCTAAGAGTGAAATGCTTGCAGAGCGCGCTCGACTGAATGCTGAACGTAGAAAACAATTTAATTCCGCCGGTTAATCCCAGAAAGGAGTAGGCATGTCGAAACTCACCTGGGGTGCCGCGGGTGAAAAGGTCTTTCAAACAGGTATAGACCGTGGCGTTCTTTATGTAAATAGTGGTATAGGCGTCCCTTGGAATGGTTTGCTCGGCGTTACTGAGAACCCTACCGGTGGTGACCCACAGCCCAGTTACATCGACGGTTTTAAGTATTACAATTCATCTTCACTCGAAGAATACGAAGCAACGCTAAACGCGTTTATGTATCCCGAAGAGTTTGAGGTTTGTGACGGTACAGTTTATGCTGATAGTATCGGATATACCGCTCAGGATCGTGCTTGGTTTAATCTAGCTTATCGTGCTAAGATGGGTAATGATCTCGAAGGTCTTAACTACGGCTATAAAATTCATTTGATCTATCAAGCTCAAGCTAGTCCGAGTCAGAACATCAATCAGACGACAACAAATACGACTAATCTGGCAACGTTTAGTTGGAAACTTACTGCTCGTCCCGTTGAAGTTCCAAATATGAATCCAACATCGCATTTGATTCTGGATTCTACTCGATTGTCTGAAGGAACACTTGCCACCATTGAGGATTACCTTTATGGTACCGATTTGGTTGAGCCTAGGATGTTGTTCCCTACAGATCTAGTAGAGCTCATGCCATGGCTGTTCTTTGAAATGATTCCTAACCCAGACACTGGTTTGGCGCAACTAGTTCTTAGTGATACTAAGCGAGATCTCAGAACTACAAATATTGATGGTCTATATAAGCGAACGCCAATGTCACGATTGAAGGAGAGCTCTACTCCTGGATTCTTTAGTTTGGATGTGGATTGATGACGCCGACATATGACACCTATCCGGGTGTAGATGAGAATAATGAATTTCCCCCACCAGTTCGTGCCGCATTCGCTAATTCGTCGGAGCTCCTAACGAAGATAACTTCGACCCTCGCATCGAATCAAGCAGTTGTTGACGGTGCTGCTTCGCAAGCGCTCAATGGTGTTGGGCTAATTCCAAAATGGAAACCAAATACTGTATATGCTGTAGATCAATGGGTTATATCTCCACGTGGAAACTTCCTGATTTGCAAGACTGCGCATACATCGCCGTCATCATTTAGTGAAGCAACAGAAGTAAACTGGACCTTTATTAATGGTGGTCCTAGAAAATGGCTACCATTTAATGCCGATTTGGATACTTATCGCAATTCTGTTGGCGGAGTAAATGTTTGGTTAATGCCAAGTCAAGCTTATGTAGATACTTACATTAACTGGCCGTCAGACCTTCCAAAAGCACCGGGATTGTTTATCGTCCATGGCGATTATATTAATGGTTCCACTATTATTTTCGGTCAAACAATTTGGACTTATGGAGCAACGTATGGTAAACGCGAACGTACTACTAGAAGTGGTGCTGCGTGGAATCCGTGGGTTGACCCATATGCCTCAGGAACCGTAGTAAATACCGGATTAGCTAGCGATTACGCTCTATCAAACCAAGCACTTCGAGATGCATTTAGGCGTCGTCGAGGAGCTATAGGGACTAATGACGTAACTGCGATTGCTATTCGGTTGGATCATGGTGCAGTATATGCAAAAGACAAGTGTATCCCTAAATTTGTGCAACATGGATTACCTTGGTCTATTGCGGTTAATCCTGGTTCTGGACGACTTGCTCTTACTGAAAATGCGGGCATTCCTTGGTCTGAATATCATGATTGGGTTAAGAATAAAGGCGGGGAAATTCTTAATCATGGAATGGACCACGCAGATGCGTCAACATCAGCCGATCTCAAAGTCCAACTTGTAGACTCTAAACCAATTCTACAAACAAACATCCCAACTCAAGCCATTGAAGTATTTGCAGTTCCTGGTGTAGGTGGAACCAATATGAATGGGTGGACATCTACTAATACACCAGAACATTTTACATCAGCATATGAAGCGGCTCGTTTAGTTCTTGAGAACCATGCATTTTGTACTGGATATACGCCGGGTCTTTATCGGGAACTAGACGGATATCCATCAAATGGTGAGACTCATTACACTATGGATTCTGCTGCGACAGCTTCTGATGTAATTGTGCGAATTCAGAATGCACAGAATTATGGTACGGGTTTACAACTCATGCTACATCCGTCTCAAATGGATACTGCTGGAAATATTACTACAGCAGTTTTTAATGAGATTATGGATTGGATCGCTTCTGAACGAGATGCTGGTCGATTAGTAGTACTTTCGACGAGTGGTCTTTTCTTAGCCGATATGCATTCATCAGTTCGACATAATCTGTTGCGAAATCCGGAACTTCAAGGCACTAATGGATGGAACACCTCTGGGTACACTGGATTTACTGGGTTTGCGCAATCGAATACCTCTGCTGGACAAATTAGTCAAAATATTGATCTGACCAATCGTGCACATCATGCCGGTTCCCTTCGAGAAATTACGGCTAAATTCACAGCAGATAGCTCTGGCGGTATAGCTCGACTTCAAATAGAGCATGTGGCGGCAGGAATTAACGTCGTTAAAGACGTAACTCTTAGTGCTAATGAGGTGAAAACGGTCCGTTTCTCGGCACTAATGCCTATTTGGTCGGGATCAAATCTACCAACATATCGAGCTGGACGTTTATCTGGTGGTGCAATTAAGGTTGAAAATCCTGGTGTTCTAGCAGTTTAAGTTCAAAATAGGAGTTAAACGAGATGGAGGACTGAGGTCGGCCATTCTGTAATTATTGGAACGGCCACCTCGGCCTCTATTTTCTTGGAGTCCATATGACCTATAATCAAATTCCTGCAGTTGACGAAAACTTTAATTTTCCGCCCGAAGTAAAAACTGCACTAACGGAATCTGTTGAGATGACGAATGCGATTATTGATATTGTCTCAGAAGACCCTGTAGTTGCTGGCGCAGCAGCTGAAGCCGTCGATACTGCTATTGAAGGGTTGAGTCTAGTTCAAACCAAAGACGCATCGCTACTGCGGGAAATACCTTCAACTGAATATGCTCTACCCTTTACCGATAAAGATGGTTATGTAGCTGGTGGAGTTCAGACTGATGGGCGTTTTAACTTTGAGAAATATCCAAAGGTCAAAGGGCAATCCGATATTACGCTTAGGCCAGTAAGTGAATTTGAATCGCTATGGGCTATTCCATTTGTAGATAAAGATGGTTATGTAGCTGGTGGCATTAGGCCTGATGGAACAGCAGAGTTTCAAAAGCTTAAAGTTAGTCCTGAAAATGCACTAAATATACTAAACCAAGCCATAGGATATAGTCGATCAAATCGAAATCGAGTAGCTTGTTTTGGAGATTCACTAACCGTTGGATATTTCGATGGGACTAGCGTTGGTAAAATTGCAGACTCGTATCCCTCTAAGCTAGCTGAAAAGCTTGGTTCTAAAGTTGAGGTTTTTAACCTTGGAACTAGTGGGTGGACTGTTGACGAAATTTCGGCAAAAGTTGGAGCTCTACCACTCCCACTTACCGTAACAAATAATACTATTCCAACATCAGGTTCTGTATCGGTAACTACTACAGCTACAATTGGATGGGGATCTAGTGGTACTCGAACTATGGCTGGATCACTTCTTGGTATTCCAGGTTCTCTAGTTCGTGTAGCATCTTCTCCAAATACATTTAATTTTACTAGGACTACTGCAGGAAATGAAGTAGTAGTTCCGCCAAATACCATATTTGTTCCCGAATATGCAGGACATGATGCTGATACAGCAGTTGTTATGTTTGGCAGAAATGATGTCTCAAATAATGTCGTAGGGGTTGAGAACTCAATACCATTACATATTCTTAATGGAGCAAAACGACTCATTAAATGGTTATCTAGGGACATCAAACAAGTTCTAGTAATGTCGGTGACTACTAATACCGCAGAAGTCATTGGGACTACAGGTTATAATAATGTAGTTGCGACTAATGCACTGTTAGCTGCTGAATTTGGTCCTAAATTCTTTGATTTGCGACGATATCTAATCGATAAAGCTATCTATGATTTGGGGATTACACCAACAGCAGATGATCTAAGTAAAATGGCCGGAGACACTTTACCACCATCAATTATGGATGGCGGAGCAACTGGTTCTGGAGATATTACGCATTACTCGCGTGCTACAGCAAATCTTGTGGGGCAAAAAGTATTTGAATATTTGACAACTAGGGATTGGGTAACACAATGACTGGGCGTGCAATTATCGCACCTCTAAGTTTTGGGGATACGACACTCCCTAAAATTGGAATCAACTACGTTCCACCACTTCAAAATGCAATTCACGATTGGTCTGTAGAGAATCTGCAGCTAGGATTGGCATCCAGCTGGTCTAGCACAGTTTCATCTGCAACTATGACTGGCGATTTGGGCAATCCACAAGTCGTTATGTCCGGAGCACATAAAGCTGTTCGATTTAATGGGACCACCGATCGTATGCGTGTACCATTTACATACTCTGGCGAAAGAACTATTGTAGTAGTCTATCGGTTTACTGCACTGGAAGCTAGTCAAATGGCCATTTATGGGTATAACGGGTATAACTCAGGCTGTATTATAACCGATAGTAACTCTACATTTATGGTTGCTCGAACAGCATCCTCTTCTGTTACTTTGCGGCCAAATCCAGACATCGTGCCAGATACAAATTGGCATATCGGAATCTTTAGTATGAGTAATACTAACCCTAGCGTTTTCCGACACGATTCTCGCGAAGTTAGTGGAATGATTACGGTTACCGATATGGATGGTTTTGCACTTGGTCGATCTGGTGGTGGCGACTTCTTGGCACCCACAGAATATCGTCGAGTGGCCTTACTTAGCGGTCTTACTACGCCTGATCAGCGAGCTGCAATTGTAGCACAACTAGCTGCTCAGTATGGAATCACAGTGTAACATTCAAAATAGGAGTATTCTGTGCGTATCAGATTCGAATCGAGAGGTTCTTGGAAGAGAACAGACGACTTCCTCCGTAAAATGTCCCGGGGAGAAATTTACCGGGCTCTTTCACGCTACGGTCAGGAAGGCGTTAAAGCTCTTTCTTCTGCTACGCCAGTTGAGTCTGGGGAGACTGCGGGTGCCTGGGGATTTGAAGTTAAAGTCTCCGGGCGCTCGTATTCTATTGAGTGGACAAACTCGCATGTAGTCAATGGTGTACCTATCGCCATCATTCTACAATACGGACATGGCACTGGAACTGGTGGTTATGTCCAAGGTCGAGATTACATTAATCCCGCTATTAAACCCGTAATGGATAAAATAGCAAATCAAGTATGGAAAGAGGTGACTTCTGCATGAGCACCATTGATGAGCGCGTCGTCGCTATGAAATTTGATAATGCCCAGTTCGCTCGGGGTGTGTCAGATACGACAAAATCATTGGATGGTCTGAAGAAAAGCCTCCAACTTGAAGGTGGAACTAAAGGTCTTGATGGTGTAGATGCCGCAGCTAAGCGTCTCTCTTTCCAAGGGATCGCTGATGGCATTTCAAACATCTCAAGTAAGTTCTCGGCACTATCTATTGTAGGTATTACGGCACTTACAAATATTGCAAATAAAGCTGTAGATGCCGGTATCAATCTCGCTAAGTCAATTACTACCGAGCCGATCATGGATGGCTTCAATGAGTATGAACTCAAGATGGGTTCTATTCAAACGATTCTGGCTAACACAGCTCAGCACGGTACGGACCTCAAGCAGGTTACTGGTGCTCTTGAAGAGTTGAACCATTATGCCGATAAGACGATCTATAACTTCGGTGATATGACTCGTAATATCGGTATGTTCACAAATGCTGGCATCAAGCTTGAAGACGCCACAGCTATGATTAAGGGTTTCTCTAATGAAGCCGCTGCTTCTGGTACTAATGCTGCTCAAGCCTCTGGAGCTGCATATCAGCTTTCTCAGGCAATGTCCAAGGGTAAAGTTACTCTTGAAGACTGGCGATCGCTTACTAATGCCTCTATGGGTAGTAAGAATATGCAGAATGGTCTTATCGATATCGCTAAGGCTATGGGTGCCTTTAATGGTACAGGTACTGATGCTATTGCTGTAGCTAAAGACTTCAATGGGTCTCTCGAAAAGGGCTGGTTGAAGGCTGACGTTATGACAAACTACCTGAAAATTCAGGCTGGTGAGTTAAGTGCCGAACAAATGAAGACTCTTGGTCTAACTGATGAACAAATTGATCGGTTCACTAAACAGCAAGTTATGGCCGAAGAGGCTGCAACTAAGGTTCGTACTTGGACTCAGCTGATTGGTACCTTGAAGGAATCCGTTGGTTCGTCTTGGGCGACCACATTTGAATTGCTACTTGGCGACTTTGATTCTGCTACGGTTATGTTCACCAATGTCAATAATACGCTTGGTGATATGATCGGCGCTGCTGGTGATGCTCGTAATAAACTCATCAAAGAGTGGCAGGATCTAGGCGGTCGAGATATTGGTATTGATGGTATAGCGCTTGGCTTTGCGGCCATTATGAATATCATCAAGCCCATTGGCGATGCATTTCGAGAGATATTCCCACCGATTACTGCCCAACGATTGGTCGAATATACGCAGAAGTTCCGTGATTTCATGGCTTCTTTGGTGCTCGGCCAAGACGAAATGCTTAATCTAAAGCGTACTTTCCGTGGCGTATTTTCGGTATTCGACCTTGGTTTTACTATCATAGGAAAACTTCTTGGTGTAGTTGGGCGACTCTTTGGATCATTCCAAGGTGGTCGAGGGAATATTCTAAACTTTACTGGCGATATTGGTGACTGGCTAGTTAAGGTTACACAAGCGATCAAGAGTGGCGAAGGCTTCAATAAGTTCTTTGACAAACTCGGTAAAGCAGCAGAGTATCCAGCCAAGATCATTCGTAAGGTAGCCGATCTGATCCGAGACATGGTTCAAGGCTTCCAGAATGCAGTGGATGGTGTTGACGAAGGCATCGCTAAGATGGGGGAGCGCTTTAACTTCTTCGAGAAGTTAGGTGCTGGTGCTGCTGGAGCATGGGGTGGTTTTATTGACTGGCTTCGAAGTATTGGTGGCGCATTCAAACCACTCGGCGATTTCTTCCGAAACATAGGGTCTCAAATTGGCGGCGCACTTAAGAATATGGACTTCGATCAAGTTCTTGACATTATCAATGTTGGGCTTATTGGTGGTCTAGTTCTCATGTTCCGAAAGTTCTTCTTTGGTGGCGGTCTCATTGATCAAATTAAGGAGCTTTTCGGAGGCGATGGTCCGGGTATTATTGAGTCTATCAAGGAAGTCTTTGGTGGACTAACCGATACGCTTAGTGCTATGCAAGCACAACTTAAAGCAGGAACACTTGTAGCCATTGCAATTGCTGTGGGTATTCTTACCGCATCTGCTGTTGCACTGTCTACGATCGATTCGGGGAAGTTGACTGTAGCTTTGTCCGCGATGGGTGTTATGTTTGCTCAGCTACTCACGGGTATGGCAGTTTTCGATAAGATTTCCGGATTAGCTAACCCTGCCGATATGGCTGGTCTAGCTGTAGCTTTGGTTCTTATTGCAGTAGCGCTTCGAATTCTTTCAAGCTCAGTTGAGAAACTCGGTAAGCTAGATTGGAAGACCTTGGTTAAGGGTCTAGGCGCAGTAGTAGTCCTCTTGGGTGCTCTTGCTGTTACTTCTCGCATCATGTCTAAATATGCAGTAAATCTAATTCCAACTGCTATTGGGTTGGTTATCCTTGCCGGAGCAATCAAGATTCTTGAGACTTCGGTTAAGACGTTTGCTGAAATGGATATGAAAAAGCTCGCTAAGGGTCTCATTGGTGTTGGTGCTTTGCTGGGCGCACTAACCTTGTGGACCAAGTTTGCACAAGTAAGTCCAGGTGCAATCGGTCAAGCAACGGCCATTGTCATATTGGCAGCGGCAATCAAGATTATGGCATCTGCAGTTGAGGACTTCGGTTCTATGGATGTCAAAACGCTTGTTAAAGGTTTCTTGGCTCTTGATATTCTCATGGCGCAGATTGTTCTCTTCATTAAGTGGACTCAAGGTGCTGTTGGAATGATTGCGGCTGCGACAGGCGTTGTGATTCTTGCTGCTGCGATGAAGATCATGGCCGATGTGATCATGGATCTGGGAGCTAAAGATATGAAGACTCTAGCCAAGGGTCTTCTAACAATGGGTATTGCACTCGTTGGTATTGCAGCTGCGATGAATATGATGCCACCAAATATGATCGTTAATGCAGTTGCTTTGGTTGCTGTAGCTGCTGCTCTGAAGATCATTGCTAGCGCACTCAAGGATATGAGCGGTATGTCTTGGGAAGAAATTGCTAAGGGTCTTGTGCTTTTGGCTGGTTCTCTCCTGGTTATTACGCTTGCTATGGCTGGAATGACCGGTGCTCTTCCAGGGGCTGCGGCTTTGCTTGTTGTGGCATTTGCTTTGAGTGTTATAGCGCCAGTCCTGCTTGCATTTGGTGAAATGTCATGGGAGGCAATCGGTAAGGGCTTGACTATGTTGGCGGCTTCACTATTGATCATTGGTCTTGGTGCGGCACTATTGACGCCAGCTATTCCAGTGCTTATCGGTTTGGGCATTGCAATTGGACTCATTGGTGTTGGTGTAATGCTAGCCGGTGCAGGTCTATTCCTATTTGCCGCAGGACTTACTGCTGCTGCCGCTGCTGGTGCCGCAGGTTCGATTGTTCTCATCGGATTTATCCAAGGATTGCTAGGACTTCTTCCTTACGCTTTCGAACAGTTTGGTAAGGGCGTAGTAGCATTCGCTAAGGTAATCGGTGAAAATGGACCAACCTTTGTCCAGGCAATGGTGACGTTGCTCGATTCGATATTGACCGCTATTAATACTATGGCACCTAAGATTGTAGCTACCTTGTTCAATCTTATCATGTTGCTTCTGCAAACACTCGTGGATAACATCCCTAAATTTGTAGATGCGGGCATGAAGATCCTTATCGGGTTCTTGGATGGCATTGCTAATAATATTGGTCGAGTTGTAGATTCTGCAACAAATATCATTGTTAACTTCCTTGATGGTATTTCTAGAAATCTACCGCGTATTACCGAATCGGCAGCAAATCTTATCATCACCTTTGTGGAGAGTATTGCGGCATCTATTAGAAATAATAGTGAGCGTATGCGATCTGCAGGTTGGGATCTAGCCGTAGCTATTGCTGATGGTATGACTGGTGGTTTGGCTAGTAAGGTCGGTTCTGTAATTGAAAGTGCTAAGCGTATGGCTGGCGATGCATTACAAGCAGCTAAGAATCTTCTAAATATCAACTCCCCATCTAAGGAATTCCATAAATTGGGTGCTTGGTCTGCAGAAGGTTTTGCTGATGGCATCGATCATGATGCACCTATGGCGGTAAATGCAACTAAGAATATGGCTAAGAATGTCATATCTACATTGGGTGAAACTATGGGGAAAGCCTCAGCGATGGGGCTTTTTAGCGATATTAATACGCAGCCAGTTATTCGACCAGTTATGGATCTTTCTTCGGTTAAACGAGGCGCAGCTCAAATTGGTGGAATGATTCCGGGTGGACCAACGTTGGCTATTGATGGAACGTACGCTAAGGCATCCAGTCTTGTCGAACGTGAAAATATCGCTCGTCAACAGCAGATTGAGCAGTCCAATGCAGTCGTGCAGCAAAACAACCAGCCTGGTGAGACTATAGTTAAGTTCGAGCAGAACAACTATTCACCAAAGGCTCTGTCTCCGTCCGAGATTTACCGAAACACAAACAACCAGCTCTCAGCCGCGAAAGGGGTTTTGATTAAATAATGCTGACTAGCGTCGAAGTCTATAATGCGGTAGGAGCTTTTAAGGCTCTGATTCCCGTTACAGCAATTCAGAATGACAGCCCGTATGTCATCACAGAAATTGGCGGAATTGGGCCAGTTAAAGCCGATATCTTGACTTCACCATATGCTAATCAGGCTGGTGGTTTCTTTCAGTCGGCTCGGACAGGGCAGCGTAATATAACCTTCAAGATGGCTTACGGGTCCGTCTCGAAGACTGGTAAGACCGTAGAAACCCTCAGGCGTGAACTATACTCCATTTTTCCGCCTGAGGGTGGTCTTACCCTTAAATTCTTTAACCCCGAACCTGGGGCACCAAATGATGTAGATATTATTGGTTACGTCGAATCGATTACGCCAAATATATTCAGTAAAGAGCCTGAAGTTATGGTGTCAATTATTTGTCCTAAGCCATATTTCTACAAACCCGATTTCTTGACTCGAACTGGATGGACTCGAGAATCATTGGTTGTACCATATCAGGGCGATGCTCCCGTAGGTTTCCAAGCACAACTCGTAGTATATTCAGACATCACTAAAGTTATTATTAGTAATGGTCGAGTAGATGAAGATATGGTTATGGAATTTCCACAGCCCAACCATCTTCGCCTTGGAGATCAACTGATTGTTCAAACTATATCTGGTGAGAAGCGACTCTATATCATTAGGTCTACATATACTATTCCAGCACTAGATAATCTTACTTATGGATCATTGTCGATGCAATTGGATGCAAATGTTAATACGTTTGTGGTAGATGTGGTTCCAGTAGCAGGACAGACTGGTATTATGCCATTCACTATGACCTGTCAAACTTCATATTTGGGGCTTTAAATGTTAACACCAAAACCAGATGTATTTATTTTGGATGGAGCATACAAAGCGTTCGATGTGATCGATGAATATGAGTCTTTTATCTGGACTGAACGTTATATTGGTCATGGCGATTTCAAGCTCGTATGTCAGCCAACTGAAAAGACAAAAAATCTACTCAGGCGAACTAACTTTATTCGAGTAGCTGATACTGACTTTGTAATGAAGATTGAATCCATTCTGGAAAGTCAGGATGAAGGTCGAAAACTGCTTACTGTAACTGGACGTACACTCACCTATCTACTTGCTAAGCGAGGCATTAGCCCAAGTTGGGTTGGTTCCGGAGTAATTGGCAATGTAATTTCGAGTCTGGTAACGATCATCTGTAAAGATGGAACTGGAATCTCACCATATGATGCCATTCCTGGATTTTATACTGAGAATCTATCGACGGATACCACAGTAATCGACATCAAGCCGGAGAGAGCTTCTAATCTATACGATACATTGAAGTCTCTTTGTGATGCAGCGAATGTTGGATTCCGAATTATAACGAAATTCCCTAATGGGGTTCCGCAGATTTGGTTTCAGGTATACACCGGTGTTGAGCGTAAGAATCTTATATTCAGTCCGGATATGGATACCTTGATTGATCCATCATATTTGGAGTCGGATGAGAAGTTTGCCAATATTGCATATGTTTGGCATCAGCAAGGCGTTCGTGTAGTTAGTAGTCTTGGTACTCCACACTCAGTCTCTGGATACGATCGTCACGTTATTACGGTTAATGCTGAAGATATTCAACCGGCAGATCATGTCCCGGAAGTCTATGATAAGCTCCTTATTCAACGAGGAGTTGAGGCCATGGCTTCGGAAAATGGTCGATTGGTCCGACTATATGATGGGGAAGTACCACTCGATATTCCATATGAGTATCGCAAGGACTATTTCCTCGGTGATATAGTTACGTACTCAGGTACCGATATTACTCAAAAGCGTAAGGCGCGAGTCACTGAATATATTCGATCGTTCGACAGTCAAGGTATAAAATCTTATCCCACTTTCAAAGTTGTAGATGAATAATCATATGGGGGTATGACGATGAGATTTACAATAATGAAAACAAGGACTACTATGGTATCGCTACTTAAGAAACCACTACAAACATTTCAGAGCATCTATCTCAAGATTGCCGAACCTCGAAATATTAGAATTCTTCTATTTCTAGCTTATTTGATCTTCATTATCATTGGATTCAATGGGTTGGCACATCCGCCCCGATCTTATGAACAAGCATTAGGGTCTATGAATCTAGTATTTGCTATGTTTGGTTTTGTATCATTTGGAGCGCTTTTAGGCTCGATCGCAGTCCTTCCAGGTATCTGGTGGCTTGAGCGTTCGGGTCTATTGTCTATGGGTATTGGTGTATTGTTTTATGTGCTTATCTTGCACGAACGCCATGCTTCGCCATTTGCTATGGGAATTGCATTTATTGCTCTTCTTGTGTGTGCAGTTCGTTGGCTTGAGATTAGGCGCTACCAACTCGCACCCAGAGAGGGGTAACCATTGAACGCACAGGATATTGCAACCATTTTGGGGGCTGGGGGCGGTGGAGCAGTATTAGTTGCGTTAGGAACTGGTATCTTTAAATGGCTTTCCGGAGCTGCTGGCCGCGAACGAGTACGTAACACAAACCTCCTTAAACGATCTCGAGAAGCTGAAGCCGAACGAGATGAAGCCGATGAGAAGCGTCGAGAAGCCGAAGAGCATGTCTCTATCCTTCGCCGACAGCTTCGTGAGGCAGGTTTGACGCCCCTCGAACGAGAAGATGTAAACACTTCAAAATAGGAGTAAAACGTGGGAGATCACGTAGATGAATCAAATGATGTAACGCCCATTACTGGGTTTGTCCTTAGTGACAAGGTATACGACACGTTGAACGCAACGGTAAAGTATGTTCTTCCGGCACTTGGTACGCTCTATTCAGCTCTTGCGCTGTTGTGGGGCTTTCCTGAGCCGGAGAAGGTCGTAGGTACGGTAGTTGCATTGACTACGTTCCTCGGTGTCATTCTAGCACTGAGTAAGCGCACCTACAGCAAGGTCCAGGCAGCTGCAGTTCAGTCGGCAGTTAATGCACTTCCTCTCGGTGGTTCTTTCGTAATTGATACAACCAATCCGGAGAAGGACTTTGCAACCCTTGAGTTGGAGACTGGGTTTGACAAGCTCGCTGATGGTGATCCGCTGGTCCTCAAAGTTAAGAAGACTAGCGCGTAAATTACACGGGCTATAATGAGAACCTCTTGAAAGGAGAACCCATGTCTAACAACCAGACTCAAGAACAAAACGCAACTATCGATGATGTGATTGCAAAACTACTCAACACTCTGTTGGAACACGATCCTACCTCAAAGGAATATTCCGACGCAGCAGATCAGCTTGAAAAACTGTCGAAATTCAAAGCCACCACTGGCTCTACGAAACTCGATAAGAACAACATTCTGTCTGTCGCCGGAAACCTTGCAGGTATCGTCTTGATCCTCGGACACGAGTATGTTGGCCCAGTCACCTCAAAGGCATTGTCGTTCGTTATGAAGACGAAAGTATAGACCTGTAACCCAGACACAGGAACGAAGCATAGGCTGCGTGTAAGGAAGAAATTCGAACCCCTTACACGTGGTTTATGTTTTTCTACAAGTGCTATAAAAAATTGACCATCGCGTAAATTACAAGGGGTATAATAGAAGAAATCTATTGAAAGGAAACACTCATGTTTAAGAACCCGCTCAGCACCAAGGAAGACCTCACGGAACTGGTAGGCGAGATCCGTAAGGAAGACATTGATGTAGATAAGCTTAAGAAAATCCGTAACAAGATTCTCCTTAAGAAATCTGCTCAAGGCATCCTTCTCGGAATTGTCACTGGAACCGCGTACTACCTCCTTAAGGAAGCTATGCAAGTCGAATTAACTGAAGAAGACCTCGCAGAAGACGAAGACTACTAAAGCTATCAGCCCCTAACACGGGCTATAGTTTTTGACCATCGCGTAAATTACACGGGGTATAATGAACCCACTATGAAAGGAACTGAAATGACCCCTGAACAGCGCATTGCTGAGATTCAGTACATCGTAGATTTCTGCACGAAAGAACAGAACGAGATCAGCGCCAAAATTAACGCCGGAGATCTGAGCAATACCAATTCAACTACTGGTATGCCCCTCACCGAACAATTGATTAAATGGACTGTTACTAAAACTGAAATGGAAATGCAAATCCACGAGATACGGAAAACCATCATCAAGAAAACTGAGAAGAACATCATCAAACGACTCTTTAAGAAGTAAAGTTTAAGACTATGGACCCGCACAAGGTTTATAGTTTTTGACCGTCGCGTAAATTACATGCCCTATAATAGAAGAAAGAACATCTATTAAGGAGATCATCATGGAAGAAAACGTAATCATCCTCGACGAAGTAAAAGATGCCAAACTCACTGAAGCACAGCGCAAGCTGGCAAAGCACATTGTCAAACGAATTGTTATCGGCACTGTGATTGCCATCGGCGTTCACTTCGCGAGCGAGGCCATCAAGAACGCACTCGACAAGAACAACGAAGAAACCGACGAAGAAACCGAAGAAGAAACCGAAGAAGACTAACCTTCAAAGCTTAAGACCCTAACACGGTCTTAGGTTTTTGCTTTTTCATCAAAACATTCAAAATGGGAGTACTTTGTGAAATACAAATTTGAAGGTGAAAACTTAGTTGCTGTTCATGTGACTGAAGAGAATATCAATAAAATTGCTGATGAATTAATGGTTGGTAAAAGAGCACGTCGTATTATTTTGCTGGAGGAATATGCGAAGCCTGACGATAAAATCTATCTAGTTGCCGATTGGACTACGACGCCTCCACGTTGGCGAGCTACGATCGAGCGGGTATTTAGAAATAAATTCGAGTTCGTAGAGACCGAAGAACCCAACACTCTCAAGAAAGTAAAAGCTATCCTATGAAACTCGAAGAAGAATACAAAGATCTATCCGAACGTTATCACACACTCAATAAACAAGAGATGAACCGACTGCTTGATATTCGTCTCGACATCCCCGATCGCAAGCGTCACGAGATCCTCACAGAGATCGGCGCATCATTCCCTGAGGTATATCGCCTTCGTGCAAAGTTCAAAGGAGTAGAAGATGAAAATTAACAACCCTAAGCGTTCGACTAAAACTGGCTATGCGATTGTTGCAGGAGCTGGATTAGCTGCCGGGGCATTTTTGATGCATGTCATCGAACGAGTGGCTTACAAGTCGGATCTAGAGTTTCTGGGGATGGCCACACAATATGCCGAGGAGGCTGTAGATACGGCAAAACGAGTCGTTGAGGGCGATGAGGATGGCGACTCGCGAGATTAACAAGGGCTATAATGAAACCCTCAACCGAAAGGAACTATCATGGACACCGAAGAAATCGAAACTGAAGAAACGAATATCGAACTCGATGCAGCCCAAACCGTAGCACTGGTACTCATTGCAGGATCACTCCTGTACACTGGATACCGTGTCGGTAAGCTTGCCGAGAACTTGATTCGAACAAGCCTCGAACACCGACGTGAAAAGAAAGCCCAAAAAGAAGAGAAGTAACCCCAAGACCTAGGACCTAACAAGTCTTAGGTTTTTGTCTGCCCACCTTTTGAATAAGGAGAAATAATGTCTAAGAAACTTAATGTCCGTAAGCTTACTAAAGAAGAAAAATCTGAGCTTGAGAAAGCCGCTCTATATTTTGGCATTGGAATTCTCGCATTTACTGCGGCCTATTTCTATTTCAAATCTGAGGTAAAAACGACGATGTTTAATAATCTCGCGTACGATATAGATGAAATGGGTCTCACCGAAGCCGTAGCCCGTTACGCAGCATCGAAGAAATTTTAAGGAGAATTCACTATGTTTAAAACTATGCGTTATATCAAAGCTGGCATTAAAGAATCTTGGCGCAAGGAACGAGAAGCATACCCAGCAACATATAAACAAATGGATCAAGTTAAAGATCTCATAGTTACCATGGGTAAAGTAGTTCCACTTATCGTTATTTCTCAGGTTAAGCGACCTTCTGAGAAAATGATGAATCGTATCGACAGTCTTATTAATCATGGCAACCAGATCATAGAAGATATGGATGCTTTGGAACCCGAATATAAGATTGAGCGAGAAGCTGCACGTATCCGAACTGAAGAACTTAAAGTTGCACGTCGCGCCAAGAAAGGTAAGTAAAATGTCTGATTTCAAGAAGAAGTACGAAGACGCCAAAGCTAAAATCGTAGAGACGGTTAAAGAACACCCAATCGAATCTGTGGTTGCAGCATCTCTTGCTATGACGGCAACAGCGAAGTTGCTAAACAGCATTACACAAGCACGTTCTGCAAAGACTTGGGAGCGCGAGGTACGTAGGCGTGAGATGAACCAGCGTCGGCATTACTAGAGAGAAGGGGCCTAACAAGCCCTTTCTTTTTGTCTTCGCGTAAATTACATGGGCTATAATAGAAGATATTACCCACTTTTATCAGGAGACAGAAATGTTTAAAAACCGCCACATCCAAGTTAAGCTTGTTAAGGATCAGCCGGTCTCCGAGGAAGCAGTAACCCCTTCAGTAACGCCCGAAGACGTTCAGCGAGTAGCTAAGAACGTTGTCAAGTATGTTGCTGTTGGAGCCGCTGCCGTCCTCGCAGCCGCCGCGATCCTCGATACGGTTAGCAAGATTGTCGTAGACAAAGCAACCTCATCCGACGAAGACTAATACCACTAAGACTTAAGACCCTAACACGGTCTTAGGTTTTTGCTTTTTGACTGAGGAGAACCAATGACTGCAGATTATGCTCAGCAACTACTAGACAGCATGAATGAAACTCGATCTTATGTCGATCATGAACTTGAGAAACAAATTATCGATAGATTTGGAAGTTTGGAAGTTTTCAAAAAAGTTGCACATCGATATATTTTAGAAACTACAGAGCCAGTGTTTGTTCCTATGCCAGAGGAAATATCACATGAATTTACATATTCTTATGAAATCCAATATCGCCTCCGTCTCAAAACACCTGAGGAACTCGCTATCGAACAAGCTGACGCGAATATTAACTGCTATCTTGACTTCTCTGAGCGAGAGAGAATCGAGTTGGATGAGGAACCACATTTTGTGGACGATGTGCGGAAGTCCGAAGATGAACGGTAAAACGATCATTATCAAGCACGAATCTGCATCCCTACAGCTCCACGATTTCGGTAATGGTATGGCTTCAGTCAGTCATGTATTTGCCAAGGAGCGTCGTAAGGGCCATGCATCTGCTCTTATGGAGAAGCTCGTAGAATATGCGGACAACCACAATCTCGTTCTGAATCTCGAGGTCCGTAGGTACGGTCATCCAATTGGCCCTGATAACGAGGTCTTGAAATCATTCTACAGTAAATATGGTTTTGTTAAGACCCCATTTGTCAACCGAGAATATACTTTCATGTCGCGACCTGTCGAAGGATAGATTCGCGTAAAATACAAGGGCTATAATGGAGAAGAGAGATCTTTTCTAGAAAGGTATCGCCGAAGTAAAAAGCGACTCATAATGTTCTACGTACCCAGCCGTAACCTGAGACATTAGCCTTTCTTTTTTGTTTGTCTTTTGAAAGGAGACTATCATGGAAAAGTCGCTTAAGTTCAAGCGCAAGGTTTATGAAGTAGAAGCGATTCAGTTCAAGGGCGAAGAGAACCTTCGAGGCGTTCTGGATTTCTTTGAGAAGCACGGTACTACTGCCGATCCAAGATATCTTACAAATGACGACGAGAACTTCCTGCATACCATCGATTTCATCACCGTAGACGCTAATGGTGATGAGATCTGGGAAGCACTTTGTCCTACAGATTGGATCGTTCTCGATGCTTTCGAAACACCAAGTTTTATAATTCACTCAACCGCATCATTTGCTCGTCGTTACGAAGGAGTCTAAATGGATAACATCACGCCAGAAGCATTTTGGACCATCGTTTCAATTCTAGGGTCCATTGCAGTAATTCAGAATATCAAGGAGCGTAGGGCTCTGAGAAAGGTAAAAGATTCAGAATGAGTAAACTGTCCATACTTGCCAAGGGTGCTCGTAAGGCTCTCGTCGATCATGCTCCGAGTATTCTTACGGGGATTGCAGTTGCTGGGGTAGCTACCACGGCGATTATGGCTGTTCGCGCTACTCCCGAAGCCATTCGCAAGATCGATATCGCTGAAGACTTTAAGGGAGAGAAGCTTACTCCTCGTGAAGTATTCCAAGAGACTTGGTTGTTCTATGTTCCTGCGGCAGCTACAGGCATAGTTACGGTCTCTTGTATTGTCGGAGCAAACCATATTTCAAACCGACGCACAGCTGCACTTGCTGGGGCTTATTCTTTGATTGAGCGGAGTTACAGCGACTATCAGGAATATGTCAAGAAAGAATTTGGTGAACGCAAGGCTGAGGCAGTCCACACAAAGATTGCTGAAGAGACCGTTCAAAAAATGCCAGAATCGCTCTTGATTGTTCCTGACGAAGAGGGACGAGTTCGGTGCCTTGAGACGTTTACTCAACAGTTCTTCTGGTGTGACCATGAGACGCTTCGTAAGGCTGAGAATGACATCAACTACCTCATCATCAACGACAGCTATGCCTCACTGAACGACTTCTATGAGCGCGTAGGACTGCCACATACTGAGATTGGTGAGGAGCTTGGTTGGACTCTGGATATGCCTCTGGAGCTTCAGTTCTCATCATCGCTGGATTCGAAGCACCGTCCAGTACTCGCATTCCGCTACTCCGCAACACCCATTCGTAACTACCACCGACTGCGTTAGAGAGAATATTGTGACTGAAGAACAACTTCAAATTGAATACTGGAACAAGAAGCGTGAGTTATTACGGCAAGACCTCTGTAAGGTCCTCAATGCTCACTCAGCAGAAAACGTATCTGGTACTCCAGACTTTATCCTCGCCGATTTTCTGATCTCGCAACTCGAAGCATATAACCATGCCGTTGGAGAACGAGCTAATTGGCGTGGCGAATCGACTGAACTTCCAGCTTTGCAAAACCACACTCCGGAAGGAATTCATGACTGAAATACGCACCACATCTTCCACGGGAGGGGAGAAAGGGGTCAAGCCTGAGCGGTATGACTTGATCCCTGTAGAAGCTATGGCTAAAGTGGCTCAGTTGTATGGGTTCGGCGCTAAAAAATATGCGGAACACAATTGGCGCAAGGGTTACGAGTGGTCGAAGTCCTATGCAGCCATGCAACGCCATATGAATGCCTTTTGGTCCGGCGAAGAAATCGATCCAGAGACAGGTCTTCCACATCTTGCAGCTGTTGTGTTCCATGCACTCGCATTGATGACTTTTATGGAAGAACATCGCGATTTCGATGACCGATATCTTCGAGCGGGTAAAGAAGACGTCGTAGTTACGAAAGAGAAATATCGAGCTTTCTTATTGAATTCCGGCGAATTCACTTTGGATAAGATCAACGACATGGTCGATTATGCCTACCCCGGTTAATAAAATCCAAGCGAAATATATCCCTACCGAATCCGTGTTGGCCCTTATCTCGCATCTTGAGTATCGGCCAGCACTCATCGGTGTCCCAAAGTCTTATCGAAATCCCATTGAGCTCTATCGCATTAAGAACGTTCTGATCTCGGATATTCATAAACTCTGGAACACCATTCCGCCTAAAGTCATTAATGCAAAACTTAATCGATTAATTCGAAAAGGTCTAATTGATGGCTGCACTTGTGGTTGTCGTGGAGACTTTGAGCTGACCGATGCAGGTCGAGAAATGCTTGAAACTAGCTCGGACGCGTAAAATACAAGGGCTATAATGACACGTAAGTAACTCAGAAAGGAATCCCAATGGCTTACAACATCACGTCCCTCCCTTCCCCCAAGAAGACTCTTATCCGTAAGGGCATCGTTCTCGGTGGAACCATCATCGGCGGCATTATCGCCTTCGCACTGGTTTCCCGTAGCGAGCCGGAAACGGATGTAGAAGTCGTCTACGAGGAAGAGACGGAAACGACATATGTAACTATCCCAGAAGGTGACGACGAAAACTAACGTCACGCGAGAGGAGTGCTTGTAGAATATACAGGTACTCCTCTTTTGTTTTTTGACTGCTCTTGAAAGGAGCTATTATGGCAGATCGAATTCCTCGCGATCCAAATCCAGACTTTGACCTTGGAGTCAAGGCGCTTCCAATCATTGAAGAACCAGCAAGCAACATGGAGTTTATCAATAAGGCTCTTGATATTGCTTCGATGGAATACAACAGTCTTCTTATCAAGGACGCACAGATTCCTCGGAACGAATTTTACGTTGTTTGGTTCTCTAAAGTTCTCCATCACTGGAAGGCCTTGGTATCAACCGATGCGGTTCAAGGGCTTTACATGGAAGTCACTTACAACGGTTTGAAGAAGGAGACATACGTTGACTCCTACATCAAAGAACAAAACACTGTCTACACAGACGCCTATCTCGCTACCCGCCGCTAAAGAAAGAGTATATTTTGTTTAAGAAAGCAGTTACCTTCACCAATGTCGACGGTCAGAAGGTTACCCAGGACTTCTACTTCAACCTCACAAAGATTGAATTCTCTAAGGATATTCTTCGGAAAACGCAGGGTACTGTAGATCCTGAAGATGCCATCAAGACGTATGGCGAGCGTCTTAAGCGAATTGGTGAGTCGGGCGATCCATTGCTCATCATCGAAACCTTCGAAGAGATGGTTAAGGCATCTATCGGTCGTCGCACTGAAGATGGTCTCTTCCTCAAGACTCCGGAATATGCATCGGCATTTGTAACGTCCGAAGCATTCTCGAATTTGATCGAGGAACTCACTACAAACACGGCGGCAGCTACCGAATTCACGAATGCATTGCTTCCGGCAGAATTGATTAACTCCGCAGAAACCGCACGAGCACGGTCTGAGGCACAGCTCCAGGGACATCAGCAGAAGCAGCAGTCAACTGTCTCTCAGGTAGATCTCCCTGTAGCGGGAGCTGGAGGAGTCACTCTTAACGAAACCGCCAATCCTGTAAATAGTGATGAACTCGCAGCATTTCAGGCGTGGCAAGCAAACCAGCGTCAAGCAGGAATGCAGTAACTAAATATATTCGGGGACTCTCCAGAGCACGTTACCCCCAGCTACGACGAGCAAGAGGAGTAGTCTTAAACGACCGCTTACAGGCGCCCTAATTCCCAATATTAATTTCTTGAAAGGAAATATCATGAAGTACGAAATTGCAAAGATGATTGTAACCGGACTTGTCTCTACTTCCACTGGAATGGTGGTTGGTAATGCAGTCAAGGCGACCCTTCCAGTAGGTGCAAACCTCATTAAGAAGATTGGTTTCGGTATCGGCGCCGTAGTAGTCGGCGAAATGGTCGGTCATAAGGCAAGTGAATATGTCTCCGAACAAATGGACGACGTCACTGAGGCTTGGAAGACTATGAAGAACTTCGGTCAACACGTCAAGGAAACTCTGATTGATGAGGAGGAGACCGAAGAGGGCGAAAAGACGGAGGAATAAATGGAACAATACACATACAAATTTACACACCCTACAATTGTAGGTATTTATTGGGTATATTCAGACTCTCTTGAAAATGCTAAAAAGAAGTTTCAGGAAGAGACGGGCATCGATCCGGAAAGTAAAGACGTAACGGTTAGTCGACAGGAACCGGGTTCTACGCGTAAACCGGAGAATAATCCCTTCGCATAATAAGTTCTCTTGAAAGGAGAAAATATGACTTATCAACTCGTAATTGAACGTCAGAAGCTTCGTGAAAAGATCCGTCTTGCTAAGCAGCTCGGGTTCCACGATGATGTAGCACACTGGCAAACTCAGCTCGACAATCTTAAAGGAGACGAAGACGCATGACGGCAATGAAGGTTCTGTTCCACATTATTATGACCTTGATTACTGGCGGGTTCTGGCTCGTCGGTCTCGCTATCTGGTACATGGTCAAGAAGTAAAGGTATAAAGTGTCTGAAGATAACGCAGTCAAGATTGACTACCAAGGCAACAGCAACAAAGCTAAGCAGGAACAACTGACTGCAGAAAAGGAGAATAAAGAAGAGCGTGTCAAGCTAGATCCAATTGCAAAGGGTGTTCAGCGTAAGAAGCCGTTGGGACGGAAGATTGCTGAGACCTTCAAAGGAGATGATGCCGAGTCTATCGGTACGTATATCCTCTTTGATGTTGTGATTCCGGCTGCGAAGAATATGTTTGCAGATGCACTTGTACAAGGTGTTGAGCGAGCACTCTTCGGCGAATCGAATACCGGACGACGCTCGGGTTCATATCGCTCAGGGTCGATGGGTAATAGCAATCAAGGTCCTGCGAAATATCAGTCGCCATTTCAGAAGATGCAACAGCAGCAGACCAATAATGTTCCTCGCAACTGGAGCAATCAAGGTCGTCGTACGCATGACTTCGATGAGATTCTCTTGCCCAATCGTGGTATTGCGGAGAAGGTTCTGGATGCTCTGGCTGAAAAGATCGATAAGTTCGATGTAGCTAGTGTTGCAGACTTGCTCGATTTAGTCGATGTCAGCAGCAACTACGTAGATAACAAGTATGGGTGGACTCGTCAGTCATTTGTAGGTGCCGACATTATCTTGGTGCGTAACGGGTATATCCTTGATCTCCCACGACCGATTGCTCTTGACTGAGATACTCGGTACCCGCAGTACACTCGGACTCAGTGATTCTGGTGAATATAAGCTAACGCGTCATGAGATCGATTCTCTATATGATCAGGGAATTAGGTCATATGATGCAATGCTTGGATATTTAGTAACTCAGAATCCTGGGTTCGAGTTTCTGGTTATAGAAGACTTTACTTTTTATGGCGTAACAATCAAATGGAGACGAATTAAGTAGAAAGGCATTGCTGGGGGATGTCTATCGAACAGATGCGCGCAAAGCTCTTAGAGAAATATCCAGGCTCTAAGAAAATATCAACCATGCCTGACAAACAAGTTCATGCAGTCTATACCAGATTGCTGAGCAGAAAGCAGTTGTAATGGCTACACAACTAACACCCGAAGATCTTAGCGAACTACATCGATTACTTTGGACTTTATCTAACTCTGTTCCTAGTACTCATTCTGAACGCGAATCAGCACGAGAACTTCAAGATAAAATAAGCATTATTCGTTCGGAAGCTCAAGAAACCGAACGCAAACGGAATGTTATTTCCAACTACTTTCATCAATCACTAGCTCACCCAGCCATTCGACAAATGTCTGCCGATCGAATTAATGAAATGTATGATCGTCTTGTCGAAGTAGGAAAAATCAAAGAAGGAGAAAACTGATGAATATCAGCGCAGTAAAGAACCTGTCCAACCCGGCAGTTCTCAAGTTCACAACATCCCGCGGAGCTCTGTTGGCTCGCAAGTTCGGCCCTCAGATCATGACCGGTGCAGGTATCGTTGGTGTAGTTACGTCGGCAGTTCTGGCATCCAAGGCGACTCTTCGTTTGGAAGAAGTGGTCGATCGTACGGCCGAGGGTCTTGATGAAGCACGACACAAGCTTGCCGATGATTCGAACGACTTCACGACTTCCGATTACAACAAGGCTGTAGCAAACGTCTACTTCCACCGTAGCATCGATATTCTCAAGCTCTACGGTCCCTCGATCACTCTTGGTGTTGCATCCATCGCACTCATTGCCGGTGGTCAGGGCATCATGACGAAGCGAGCAGCTTCCTATGCAGCCGCATACAAGGTCTCCGAAGAAGGCTTTGCTAAGTACCGCAAGGCAGTTCAGGATCTGATCGGTGAGGACGAGGAGAAGAAGCTTCGTTACGCAGTCAAGGAAGAGACCATCACGAATTCTGAGGGTCAGGAAGAGACTGTAGTTACGGTCAATCCCATTGGTGTCTCTCAGTACGCTCGTTACTTCGATGAGACGAATCCTCAGTGGGTTAAGCACGCCGATAGCAATCGGTCGTTCCTTACGAATATCCAGAACTACTGCAATGATACTCTGAATGCTCGTGGGCATATCTTCTTGAACGAGGTCTACGATCGTCTTGGTATCGAGCGTACCAAGGAAGGTGCAGTCATGGGTTGGGTCCGTCGAGACAACCCGGGCGCTAAGGATGGTTACGTAGACTTCGGTATCTATGATGGTACCGGTGCACATCGTCTGTTTGTGAACGGTCTTGAGGATTCCGTACTTCTCGACTTCAATGTCGACGGCATCATTCTCGACCTCATCTAAATATAAACTACAAAGTCTGGGAGAAAACAATGACCGCAACACCTAAGCCCTCTAAGCCGCTTACTTTCACACCGCCAAAGAATATCGTGCATCAGAAGCCTTCAGAATCGCCAGCTGTCGTCGAGTCCAGTACTCACGAGACACCTTTCGGTACGATTCTCTTGGATGCTGTATTTCAGGACGAAGACTTTGTTAGGGATTTGAAGAAGCTTCAAAAGGAAGTTCTCATTGGCGAAACTCTTGGTGAAAATATCAAGCGAGCACCAAAGCCGGAAGCTCCTCGTACAGAGAAGTCGGGTCCAATGACCCACCGTCCGTTCCAGCAGTTCGAAGGACTCAGGGAGTTGCAGCGTCAGCTTCACAAGAACGAAGGTGGAGCTAAGTGACCTCAGTCCAGATCCGAGTTGCCGCAGCCTTCACCGTCGGTGCAGTTGCCGGTGGTGCTACAGCGTACTACTTCACGAAGAAGAAATATCGGGCTATCGCTGATCAGGAAGTCGCAGATGTCAAAGCTTACGCACAAGAGCGTGAAGAAGAGGCATATATGGCAGCCAATGATCCTGAGTTGTATAAGGAATGGAAAGCTTCTCAAGAAGTAGTCGAGGAGCATCCAGAAGATCGTCCGTTGACCAGAGAAGAACTCGACGAAAAGCTTAATGGTCTTTACGATCAGAAGCTCGAGAACCTTGGTTATGCGGAACATGCAGATCTAGAGTCGGAGGGATTGCCGACACAACATGACCTGCTAACTGATGCCGAGCGTGCAGAGGCGGAAGCAGCTGAAGCCGCCCTCGATGATGATCCTGCAACTTGGGAGCGGGATTTCGAGAAACCATACGTAATTAATGTCAACGAATGGAATCTCGAACACATGGATAATCCTGAATGGGATAAGGTCTCTCTGAAGTATTACGACGGAGATACTGACGATGTCCTTGTGCCTGAAGATGGTCAGCCAATTACAGACGAAGAATATGTAGTTGGATTGGCTAATCTTGCACATATCGGCGTAGGTTCTGAAGATCCAAATATTGTTTATATTCGCAACGAGGCAATGACTACAGACTTCGAGATTACTCGTATCGATGGTAGTTACACCAAACTAGTGCTGGGGATAGATGAATGGGACGACAACGAGAACCGGAAAGTTAAGGTCAGGAAAATGAGGGGTGATGGTAACTAAGGGAAATACTGAAGACAACCTGTATTTTGAATGGCTGTATGGACAGGTAGCAGCCGTATCCAATAAGAATCCTGAGCGGTCATATTGGCGTCTCATGCGTCGTCTCTATGAAATCCCGTTCAAAGCGTTCGTAGGAAATGATGACAACCGTGAAGAAGACGGTAAAGACCTTCGGGATGAGTTTATCATGGACTGCGACATTCAGGATATTAAGCCGCTCTGGCTTCAGCTTGATTGCTCAATGCTAGAGATGCTGATAGGACTATCTCGACGGGCTTCCTTTGAGTCTTTGGGGGAGCCCATCGAGTGGTTCTGGAAAATGCTTGAAAATATCGGGTTGTCTAAGTTTACCGATCACGTTTTCAATGACGCTGTAGCCGAGGAGGTTGACCGCGTAATTGATCGTGTGGTCAATCGAACCTACGGTAGGAATGGTGATGGAGGGTTATTCCCTCTCTACAATGCAAAGAAAGACCAACGTCGCGTTGAGCTTTGGACTCAACTATCCTCTTACATTCTCGAGGGGAATTATCTTGAACATGGCCTATAACTAGACTCCGGGAGGGAGGGTAAATGGATTTCTATCGAATACGTGAAAGACCGGCGAGAAATGGAGTTGTGGATATTTATCCCGATTTCAAAGTAACTCGCTCCAAGGATCTGATGGTTCGTGGTAAGCAGTTCTATGCAATCTGGGATGAAGAGAAGCAGCTTTGGTCTGATGACGAATATGATGTTCCTCGCATTATCGATGCTGATCTGAAGCGTTATGCTGAGGAAAATAAACATCGAATTGAAGGCATCATCAGCGTCAAATATATGGATGACTTCAGTAGCAATACCTGGCTGCAGTTCAGAAACTATATCGGACACTTGTCGGATTCAGCACATCAACTCGATGAGAATCTGGTCTTCAGTAATACAGAGATAAAGAAAACAGACTATGTAAGTCGCCGTTTGCCTTATCCTCTGGCTCCCGGAGACTGCAGTGCATTTCTGGAAATATTGAATACCTTGTATGAGCCTGAGGAAGCTGAGAAGATTCTTTGGGCTATTGGTGCCGTTGTGTCGGGAGACTCCAAGACCATTCAGAAGTTTTTGGTGTTCTATGGTGCTCCCGGCAGTGGTAAGGGTACCATTATCAATATCATTCAGAAACTATTTGAAGGTTACTACACCACTTTCGATGCAAAGACTCTAACTTCATCCAGTGGTTTTGCTGCTGAAGCATTTCGTGCTAATCCGCTTGTTGCGATTGATCCTGATGGTGACCTTTCGAAGATCGAAGACAACACTAAACTGAACTCGATCGTTTCACATGAAAATATGACGATCAATGAGAAGTATAAGCCGAGCTACATGGCTCGATTGAACGCTTTTCTGTTCATGGCTAGTAACAAAGCGGTCAAGATTACGGATGCAAAGTCGGGTCTTATTCGAAGGCTTATTGACGTGCATCCCTCCGGGGCTTTGTTGTCGCCCAAGCGTTACCAAGCATTGTTCTCTCAGATCGATTTCGAATTGGGAGCTATTGCACATTACTGTCTCGAAGCATATCGTAAGATGGGGAAGAACTACTACAGTGGTTACCGTCCTATTGAAATGATGCTTCAGACTGACGTGGTCTTCAACTACATCGAGACATACTACGACCTGTTTAAATCCCAGGATGGTGTTTCACTCGATCAAGCACACAAGCTTTGGAAGGAGTTCATCGATGATTCCCAAATCAATTGGCCTATGCCGAAATATAAGTTGCGGGAAGAACTGAAGAACTATTTCAAGAAGTATGAAGATCGCGTCATGGTGGATGGAGTTCGAGTTCGTAGTTGGTTCTCGGAGTTCACTGCCGATCTGTACAAAACCCCAGTAGACGAAGATAAGACCACGTTCTCGCTTGTAATGGATGAGCGTGTATCTTTGCTCGATGACGAATTGGCATTTTTCCCAGCACAACTTGCCAATAAGAATGGAACCCCGCCGAAGTTCTGGGACAAGAGCGAGCGTCTCATGAAGGACCCGGCGGATGGCGTAGAGAAACTAATGGTACCGCCAGACAATCTTGTTGTAGATACTGTCCTGTCGGATATAGATACGAGTAGAATTCACTACGTCAAGCCACCTCTTAACCATATCGTCATTGACTTCGATTTGGCAGATGCAGATGGAAACAAATCGGCAGAACTTAATCTAGAAGCTGCAAGCACATGGCCTCCGACTTATGCTGAATATAGCAAGTCTGGTGCCGGAGTACACCTTCACTATGTATATGAGGGTGATGTTGCAGATCTGGAACGAGTTTACGATGACGGGATTGAGATCAAGGTATTTACTGGAAACTCATCTCTACGACGCCGATTGTCCAAATGCAATAATATTCCCGTGGCGACTATCAACAGTGGTCTCCCTCTGAAGGAGAAGAAAGTGATTAATGTAGACGGTCTGAAGAGCGAGAAGTCTCTTCGGAATATGATCGAAAGGAATATGCGTAAAGAAATACATCCAGGCACCAAGCCTAGTATTGACTTTATTCATAAGATCCTGAACGAAGCATACGAATCTGACATGGTGTTTAATGTCGAAGATATGCGACCTCGTCTTCTGGCATTTGCTAATAACAGCACCAATCAGGCACCCTATTGCTTGAAGGTCGTAATGAACATGAAGTTCAAGTCCGAAGAGGTAGATCCAAACCCTATTTCCTCAGATGAAGTTGCCCGGCGAGATCAAGAGGCAATGGAGAATTCGCCGATCACGTTCTTTGACGTGGAAGTATTCCCTAATCTCTTCATCATCTCATATAAGTATTTGGGCGCAGATACTGTTGTGCGAATGACCAATCCAACTTCCATGCAGGTTGGTGAGCTCTTTAACCTGAAGCTTGTGGGATATAACAACCGTCGATACGACAACCACATCCTGTATGGAGCTTTCCTCGGTTACAATAACGAACAGCTTTACGATCTCAGCCAGAGGATCATCTCGAATGCTCCTGGCGCATTGTTTGGCGAAGCATACAATATCTCTTATGCAGATATCTATGACTTCTCGTCAAAGAAGCAGTCGCTGAAGAAGTTCCAGATTGAACTTGGGTTGAAGCATGATGAACTCGGGTTCCCTTGGGACGAGCCGGTTCCAGAAGATCAGTGGGAGCGTGTTGGGGAGTATTGCGATAATGACGTACTCTCTACTGAAGAGGTCTTCAAGGATCGCGAACAGGACTTTGTGGCACGGCAGATTCTTGCAGAATTGAGTGGGCTGTCAGTTAACGACACTACTCAGAAGCACACTGCGCGAATTGTCTTTCAGGGCGATCGTGATTACAAGGACGAGTTCGTCTACACCGATCTTTCAGAGATGTTTCCCGGATATAAGTATGACTTTGGTGAGTCTACTTACAAGGGGGAGATTACTGGCGAGGGTGGCTACGTAGATGCTGAGCCTGGTATTTATGAAGATGTGGTCTTGCTGGATGTTGAGTCCATGCACCCGACAAGCATCAAGCAGCTTAACTTGTTCGGTAAGTACACGGATAACTTCTGGGATCTTGTACAGGCTCGACTGGCGATCAAGCATAAAGACTACGATGCAGCTGCAAAGATGCTCAATGGTCAGCTTGCGCCATATTTGGGTACTCCGGAACAGGCTAAAGCTCTCTCCTATGCACTGAAGATCGTGATCAACATTGTATATGGTTTGACTTCTGCCAAGTTCGATAACCCATTCAAGGACTCACGGAACTCGGATAACATCGTTGCCAAGCGTGGTGCACTGTTCATGATCGATCTGAAGCACTACCTTCAGGATCTTGGCTTCCCGCCAGTACACATCAAGACGGACTCTGTCAAGATTCCTGGTGCCGATGAAAAGATCATTCAGCTTGTCATGGAGTTTGGTAAGAAGTACGGATACAACTTCGAACACGAGAAGACCTATAGCAAGATGGCTCTCGTAAATGATGCGGTTTACATTGCACGTGTTGGCTGGTCCTCGGATGGTCCTGAGGAAGTCGGCAAGTGGACTGCAACCGGCAAGCAGTTCAAGCACCCTTACGTCTTCAAGAAGCTCTTCTCGCACGAACCTATCGTGTTCCGGGATCTTTGTGAAGAGAAGCAGGTTGCTACTGCGATGTATCTGGACTTCGACAGCCACACAGTTCCGATGGCATTCGATCGTTCCACCAAGGATGATCTGCAGTTCATTGGTAAGACTGGTCTGTTCTGCCCGATGCTGGAAGGCAAGGGTGGTGGTCTGCTTATGCGTCAGGACAAGCTCGATAAGGATAAGTTCCACGCAGTTACCGGAACTAAGGGCTTCTTCTGGATGGAAGCTGAGATGGTCAAGAATCTCCATAAGGCTCACGATATTAATCTTGAGTATTTTGAGACGTTGGTTAATGAAGCCATAGATACGATCGAGAAGTATGGTCGGTTCGAAGACTTCGTTGATTACATTGACGATTCTCCTGTAGTGATTGATGGCGAGACAGTTCCCGCATCGGATCTTGACTTTGCAGCATGAGTGGTCGCAGTCACGAAATTAATTACAAGAAAAATTGCTGGTGTGGTTTAGATCATCGTCCGAGTCCGAAGGAAAACGGTCTTAATCCAAACATGGTTATAATCGATGAGGTGATAGATGGACGCAGTTGAATATCTAATCTTCGTTGATGGTATTTGGCTACAGCATTATAGATCATCAAGGAGAGTTAATGGCTCAGAAAAAGAAGGAAACATCATTTGATGCGGGGCTCCGATTTGAGCGTCAGTATCCTGGGACTGTCCACGAGGAACCTCGCTGTCTTGGATTCAACCGATGCAAGTATATGGAGCCTCATAACCACGGATTCGAATGCGACAAAACCTGTGAAGAATGCTGGGGACTCTGCCATCCAGAATGTCCGGCAAATATCGAAGAAAGCGTAGACCGATAATGAATCCAGATTGTCGCGATGGAAAACATCAAGCATGTTCTGGCGATGGTTGGGATCTCGAAAAGGATGAACCATGTCCTTGCAACTGCCCGTGTCACACTAAGGAGTCATAATGTTGCTTCATAAGATCAAGTTCCTCATTTATCGTCTCGGAGCTAGGCCCAAGCGTAAGTCGGTGTTCTATTCCGCATCGCTGGCAACGCATTATGCCCTCCGAGCTATCACCCACCGAAAGAAGTAATATGTCCGAAAAGAATAAGGAAAAGCTCAAGGCCGACTACGAAGACCTGAAGAAGCTGGGTACATCAGATGCAGATGCTGCTCAGACTTTGGGATTCAAGTCGGTAGGGGACATGCAGGTCTTCCTCGAGATTACTCCTAACCGAGTAGTTGAGCGTGAACTTCCGGTCTACATGCGTCGTGGTGCTAACCCCTTGCTGGTTGGTGAAGCGATTGTGAAGACTACGGCTGGTGTAGGTACGACTGCAGTGATCTCACTGAATACCCCCGAGGGGATTGAGATGGGCGAATTGCTCTCATCCAAGATCGTCGCTGGTATTTCCATTGGTGGCATTATGGATGCCAAGGTCATGGAACAGCTCAAAAACAAATAATACAAACTACATCTAATTATATTAAATAACATAGAGAAACTGAGAAAAGAAAAATGGCTGTAAACGAAACTCGTCTGTCCAACGTTGAACTCGAAGATGTTCAGATCCGCTTCCGCAATTTCAGTGGTAAGCCTGACGATTTCAACAAGATGGGTAAGAAGCAGTTCCAGGTGGTGCTTGATGAGGCAGATGCACTTGCCATGCAAGCAGATGGTTGGAACGTCAAGGTAGGAGAACCTCGTGAAGAAGGTGACCGCCCATATTACTCAATCAAGGTTGAAGTAAGCGACAAGGTCTATCTTCCTCGCATGGTTCTCATCACAAGCCGTGGTCGAACGAATCTGGATATGCAGACCTGTGAGACTCTCGACTATGTGGATATCGAGAAGGTCGATGTCATCATCAATCCGAGCCATTGGACAGTGAATGGTAACTCGGGAATCAAGGCATATCTGAAGTCGATCTACGTCACTATCAAGGAAGATCGTTTCGAACGTAAGTATGCTGAGCTTGGTCGCGACAACGCTGCAGATGAGTGGTCTCGGTAAATGTCTACGAGGGCTAAACAGTCCTCGGGCAATCCAGCAAAGAAAGTGGACCATACGCTATTGAAGGTCCAGAAAGCATTGAAGCTGGCGGTAGAAGCTGTTGGAGAACTAGAGAAAAATCCCGGTCGTGTGACTGACGAACAACTCTGGTATCTCCGCAGTTCTGCCACCGGCCTCATGTTTACTGTCTCTGCATTGTCTGGGGTACCGAGTCCGGTCGAAGTACTTCACGGACCAACACCAATGACTAAAGAGTTCGAAAAAGCATTTACAATTTAAGTCTGGGGAATAAATGACTTTCACAAGCCACGGACATCATATTCCAGGAACTGTTGATACCGATGAACTTCCAGGTACTACAAGAGCTCGATGTGGTGGTCCTAATCTGTGCGCTATTTGTAGACGAGATGCAACCGCACAGAATCCATATTGGGAATTAAAGAAGCCCGAGCCCGAAGAAAAAGAGCAAGAGCCGCTTCTTGTAACTAAATTTGAGAAAAAGGGCCCTGAAGCGGAAGTGATGTTCTTTACTGGCAAGCGAGAGGAAGCTGATGATATTATTCGATGGCTTCGTTCGCATGGAATTCCAGCATCATATCAGGATGCGATAGATACATCGATTCGTTATGAATATGAAGAACAACCGAGACATATTCTAACTAAGCCAACCATCGCTATATCTAATGGTCATGATGGTCGAAATGCAGTGTTCATTGCTGCTCCACCTGAGAGTGCTATTATTCACTGGGATGGTGATCGTGCACTAATCGACGTTATGCCTATGTACCATTTCCAAAACGATTTCCGAGTTTGTCAAGAAATTGATCCTGCCGCGGGTATCATTCAAATAGAGGTAAAATAAATGACTATTACACAGCAGTACCATCGCAAGCCTGAGCCCGTAGAAGCAGTTAAGATCTCCCTTGAGAATGTAGAGGAGGTCGCTAGCTGGTGTGGTGGCAATATTTTTCAGGACGTAAAGCCCTCCGACCCTACTGACGTTCGCACATCGGTTGTATTCCCAACACTTATGGGTGGCGTAGAAGCTCCTCTGGGGTTCTATTTGGTCAAGAATGCGAAGGGTGCTTTCTCTAAAGTTTCCGCAGAGGCATTTGAGAAGGAATATAACGTGGTTGAAACCCCATCTACAGAACCAACTGAACCTCCCGTGGATGAAGAAACTCCTTCAGATCCTGAAATCGTCGAAGAAGAACACGTTCCTGTAGTTTAAATTAATATCTGAGATTGCCAAGGTTACTATGTAGGCTCTAATATGCCCAATATAGTGACCTTGGCAATCTTGTTACATAAGGACGGACTATGTCTGTAGCAAAAGCTCTAGCATTTAAAGAGCAGAATTTTACGGTATCACTTGTAACTCAAGATAGCCTTGAAGAAGTTGCCCAATGGTGTAAGGGTAAGATCAAGGATGATCACGAAGCGCTCATGACGCCATTACATGGATACCCAAAATACATCGAACTAGTTATCGATTGGAAAGTCGTACGAGCTAGTATCGGCGACTACATAGTTAAGCTTGACAAATCCTATATGGTTCTGTCAGCACCCATATTCAATCTTTTCTTCGAGATGAACTAGGTAAAACCATGGAAACAAAGTCTGGGGAGACTACAGAGCAGCAGGTTACTAAGCAATACACGTACAAGCCGTTGCCTGTTACTGCGATTCAGCTTGATGAGGAAAATCTTTGGGTTGTTGCAGCATGGACAAACTCTCGAATTGTCCGCTTGGGGACTAAGCAAGATGCTATGGAGGTCTATGAAGGCCTTGATTTGAAAACTGCTTCTGGTATGAAGCGCGTTAATTTCGGCGACTATATCATGTATGACAGTCAGCAAGAAAAGTTTTATCGGATTTCCAAAGAAGTATTCGAAGCTACTTTTGATGAGGTTGTATAATGGGAGCTCTGGCAGCTAGGTATATTCACAAGCCGACTGAGGTTCTTGCGGTTGAACTAACTGAAGATAATCTTGAATCGGTGGCTGGTTGGGTTAATGGCGACATCTTCCAAAATCCAATCACTAGCACTATGCAGTCATTTTTCAGAATTGAGTCTCGGGATTCAGAATTTATGGCTGAGGTCGGGGATATTGTAGTTCTTGATAATGATGAGTTCTTTTCAATGGATAAAGAAACCTTTTATGAAAAATATGTAACGAGTGAATCAACCAACATCAATGGTGTCTGGCTCACGAATCCCTTCTCTGGTTAGGAATAAACTTTGGAATTTGCACTTGGATTGGTAGTTGGCGCATTCATCATGTTCCTCGGAATGATCTTTGGATTCTGTATGGGACGCTATCGGGACGATAAGAAAGCAGAAAAAGATGTTCATATTGGAACTGATCAGTTTAATCTCAGTAACAATTCGCCGACGCTTACACCGTCAGAAATATATCGAAATCAACCGAAAGTTCGATGAGCAACGAAAAGGGTTGATGCGATAATGGATCTATGGGAATATTTCTACGGTGCAGCACTCATTGGGCTGGGTGTGATGTTTATTGTAGGCGTCATTAACATGTTGCGAAAACCAGATCCACAACATATCCATGAGTGGAGTAATTGGGGTTTCGACTTCAATTCAACAAATATCTTTGCATTCCGGATGTGTACAGATAGTAGCTGTAAAGAAACTGAATACGAAATAGTCGATCGAGTATCACTAAGGGAAGAAGGGCTGCGTAAAGCTTACAAAGACGCACGGCAGGAACTTTAGATTTATAGGGGGTTAGGGCATATGGACTCTAGCCCCCTACATGCTTTATATTTTTGTGAAGGTTGGTCGAATCATTTAGTCTGGGGAGACTTAGTGCAAGAGGAACAATGGGTAGAAGTTGAGGGCTACCCGAATTATGCAGTCAGTAGTTACGGTCGAGTAATGAATGTTAATACAGGAGAAGAACTCTCACTACGAGATAATGGTCGAGGGTATATGCGAGTTGCTCTTTCTAATGAAGGAAGGGTTCGCGACTTCTATGTACAACAGCTGGTTGCACAAGCTTTCTTTGGCGCTTTTGATGCTGGGGAACAAATAGAATGGGTTAATGGTGATCGATCCAATAACCAACTTGAGAATTTGAGATTGAAGAAGCGGTCTCGACAAATGTTGTACGATGAGTATGGTTATGTTGAAGATCAAAGTAAGGTTCGAGGAGAGCGGGTCCGTATTGTAGAAACGGGTCAGGTATTCAGAACAGCGAGGGATTGTGCTAGACACATTAATGGAAACTTTAGCGCCATTTATAAGTGCTTGCGCGGTGATCGTAACTATCATCGGGGCTATAGCTTTGAATACTATAAGGAAGAAGCCGAAGCAGCCTAAAGGTTTCTATCGTACTGATGCGCCGTTTCCAGATTCTACACATACCCAAACTGCTGAGGAGTTTCTTCTTAGCCAACTCAAAAAGGAATAATGACCCATTTCCGTAATGCGTTTATTCGCAAGCAGATTAGCCTTCTGGAACGTAGGAAGGCCCACCTTGAAAATGTAGACCGCGGCTCATTTGATCGAGCAGAGGCAAGTGCCCTAGCTACGGCTATTGAGGCTATGGAGGAAAAATATCCTGAACGGCCTGAATCTAGCGATGCAGACATGATTAAATTCTGTGGTACCATGCAGACGCACGAAAAGCATGAATACGAAATACATCCAAATGCGAAACCACTATTTTGTGGAGGTTTCCTTAGATTCGAGCAATAGCCTATGAATATAGATCTAGATGAGGAACAACTTAAAGCTCTAGGAAGGATTCGGAATGGATCGATTGTCAGAGGTGACGTTGGCTCTGGAAAATCTCGCGTCGGTCTGGCGTACTATTTCCAAAAAGTTGCTGGCGGAACTTTCAAATGCAATGGAGAAGGTGAGACAAGCCCATTCACAACTCCAAAAGACATTTTCATCATCACGACAGCAAAAAAGCGAGATGATCTTGAGTGGGAGAAGGAGGGGTGTGATTTCGGAATTGGTCCACGACGCGAAGTATCGTACGGTCATGTCGAACTCAAGGTCGATTCCTGGAACAACCTCCTCAATTACACGCATGTCAAGAACGCATTCTTCATATTCGACGAACAACGCCTAGTTGGTAGCGGCGCATGGGTTAAAGCATTTCTGAAGATCGCAGCTCAGAACGAATGGATTATGCTGACGGCAACCCCCGGAGATAACTGGATGGATTATATTCCAGTCCTTGTCGCCAATGGCTACTACAAGAATCGTACTGAGTTCTGCGAGCGACATGTGAAGTGGAAGACCTTCGTTAAGTTCCCGCAGGTTGATCGATATTTGGATGAAGACCGACTCGAACAGATCCGCAGTGAGATCTTGGTCCAGATGCATGTCAAGCGGCACACGAAACGTCATGTGGTTGATCATATTGTGACCTACGACAAAGAGAAGCTTGACCGTGTGATGAATGCGCGTTGGCATGTCTATAAAGAACGACCTTTGAAGAACGCTGCAGAGTTGTTCTTGGTGATGCGCCAAGTAGTGAATGAAGATGCTTCCAGGGCTGAAGCTCTTCTTAATTTGCATAAGACTCATCCGAGAATGATTGTCTTCTATAATTTCACTTTTGAATTGGAGATTCTACGTGAGATCTGTGATGCTAATAGAATCAAATATGCAGAGTGGAACGGTAAAAAGCACGAAGATCTACCGACAGGTGATTCTTGGATGTATCTCGTCCAGTATACTGCAGGAGCTGAAGGCTGGAATTGCACAACCACAGACACGACTGTCTTCTACTCTCTTAACTACTCATACAAGATTAATGAACAGTCTAAGGGACGAATTGATCGTCGAAACACTCCTTACGTAGATTTGTACTATTACATCTTTATGAGTAATTCCCCGATCGATAAAGCTATTGCTAGGTCTCTTCGAGGTAAGAAAAACTTCAATGAGAAGGCGATGCTAAAATACTTCGGTGCGTTTGGCGACGACAGAATGGCTACCCCTGAAGAGATCGACCGGTTTGCACGTAAATACGACACGCTGCCTGAAGCAGCCTAATAAAAACTCTTGAAAGGAGTTACCCCTAATGACTATTCGTATCATTCAAATCCACTCGAAGAACCGTAAGACAATTCAGAATCATATTGGAAACGAAGAGGATGCCCTGCGCATTCTGAACAGTGATTCTGGAAGTTACCTTAAGATTGAAGACGGTGACTTCTGGCGAGTAATTACTCCCGAAGAACTCCAAGCAAAATACAAGTTTAAGCACGACCTCAATTTTGCTGGCGATCCTTGGAAAGTTTATGTGAAAAGGGTTAAAAGTATGTTTGTAGCTAATCGAGCTATTGTAATTCGTAAAGATCACGCGACTGATATCAAGGCAGTCATTCCGATTGAGAATGCTGAAGAATATCTTTTGAATCGCGTTGGCGATGTACTTCTCATTCAAGATGGTCTCGGTCATAAAGCCGTTACCGATGGTGAGTTTGAGGAGTCTTATGATATAATCAAAATTAATTCCCCTTGGATGTTTGTAGAAGCTAAGAGTGAAGAAGAGACTGCTGAAAATGGCTACGCTCAAGTTAAGCGTGGTGGTTTGCAGTGGGGTAAAGATAAGAATTTCATACCCAAGGCTGAGAACGTAGAAGAAAAGCCTAACCAGACATATGGTGAACCTATTCGTACGACGCATCATAAGACGGATATGCTTGCTTTGGAAATTACTGAAGCAAATTACTCCATTGCAGCGGCACTCCTTCCGCAGAATTTCACTACTATAGACCCTAAAGAAGTTGAGGGTTATTTCGTCGTCATCAATGATCGTATGGTATCAATCGACGAACGGGGTATTAGTACGGCTGTAGGTTTGAATAACTGGGCTTGCCATCCGGATATTTTCCACGACATCTTTATTGCGGTTGATTTTGCTTATGGTGACTTTCTTCACTGCTACCGGGAGGGTAAGTGATACCTGTACGATTTGAGTGGGATCAGTCGAGACGATTTGGTTGTGAAGATCCACTCCCAGTAACTACAGAGATGCCGTTTGTTCCAGGTGTAGGTACGGAAATCGAAGATGACATTACTGGTTTTAATTGGCAGGTAACTCGAGTGGCTTGGATTGTTGCCAAGGAGCCCGAGCAAGAGCATCTCATTATATTCGTAGTATAGCATTACCGAGGGGGCTCTGAAATATGGGCCCTCTCTTTGTTCTTAAATGATCAGAAAGGTTTTAACATGCTCGCCATACAGATCTATAAAGGCACTCTTGATTTGGTGTCTAGGGAGACTGGTTATGATCCCGCTCGTCTAAAGAGATCTTATATCGGTTGGTACTGCCTTAGTGATGAGGGACGGAGTTGGGAGCTAATGCGGGCTCAAGACTTCGTAAAAACATGGCAGTTCTCTAAAGGTGCTGTATCAAACCGTTTTGAAGAAGTAATCAAGAAAACTAATTAGTTAAAATTTAACAGAAGTCTGGGGAAGTTTTTAAAATGATCGAAGCAATCCGTATCGACCACCACAATGTCGAAGAGATCGCAGATTACATTGGGGAAGAGCTGGAAGCTGTACAAGGCCAGTTCGCAATGAAGCGTGACGTTACCGATGAGGTCTTGTATTTCGTCGTCGAGAGTCCACGCACTACTTGTTATTGGCGGGTGTTGACTAAAGAGGAGCTCGAGGCTGAGTACTTCTTCTTTCAACGTGAAGCCTACCGAACAGCCACCGGTTTCAATGAGATGCGTAGGATCGATAACCCTAAGGTTGAATGGCGACGTATCCCGGAGTTCCCGAACTACAAGATCACTAGGGACGGAGATGTCAAGAACGCCCTTACCGGAAAGCTCCTTACCGAGTTCTATACCGAAAAGGGAACGTACCGCTACGAGCTCCGAAAGAACGGTCAGAAGTGTTGGCGAGTATGGAAGAAGCTTGCCTATTCTGCTTGGCCGGAACTTTTGGAAGACTGGCGTGAGCTCCCCGGTTTCCCGCTACATTACATAAATCGTGATGGTCAAATTATGGGTAAGCGAGCACTCAACATTCTTGTTCCGGGAAAGTTTGGAACCTATCCGCTTAAGAGTGCCGACGGTACAATCAAATCGTTTAACCCGAAGAAGTTTGATGTCACTGCGCTCTTCGTTGAGACTGAAGAGGTTGCGGCATGATTGAGGTTTGGCGGACTATCGCTGAGTTCCCTATGTACGAGATCGAGAAGACCTCTAAGCGAATTCGTAATACACACACTAAGCGGATACTTAAGCCGAATAAGCCACACATGTATGGTCTTCGCAAAGACTTCAAGTATTACATGCGATCGGCAAACATCCTACACGCAGACACTTTCATTAGGCCTCATGATGATGGTTCGTTGTGGCGTACGGTTCCGGAGTTCGAAAACTACGAGATGAATGAAGACGGCGAAGTTCGTCATAAGCGATCGCTTCGTAAACTATTTAAAATGTGGTATGGCAATGTCGACTGCGTTAATTTCTGGCGGGATGGAAAGACTCACACGAGATCTGTCAGTCCCTTGTTACGTAAAATTTGGTCTGAGGAGGCCGCATGAGTTATATAGATTTCCAGTACGAGTCGTTGTTGTTGCATGTATTGCATAATGGTGTCGAGAAGGGGGATCGGACGGGTGTAGGTACTCGATCGGTTTTCGGCGCTCAACTTAGGTATGACCTGAGTAAGGGCTTCCCGCTCATCACTACAAAGAAGGTCCATTTCCCATCAGTGGTCGGGGAGCTGCTGTGGTTGCTTTCGGGCTCTACGAACGTCAACGATCTCCATAAGTACGGCGTCAGCATTTGGGACGAATGGGCGGATGAAAATGGTAACCTGGGTCCTGTGTATGGTAAGCAGTGGCGTAGTTGGGATGCTGGTGGCGGCAAGGTCATCGATCAGATCCATGAAGTCGTCAAATCAATTAAGAACGATCCTGATAGTCGACGGCACATTGTCTCTGCTTGGAATGTGGGTGATTTGGATGATATGGCGTTGGCTCCCTGCCATACACTATTCCAGTTCTACGTAGCTGAAGGTAAGCTTTCGTGCCATTTGTATCAGCGGTCTGCCGACATGTTCTTGGGCGTCCCGTTTAACATTGCCAGCTATTCCTTGCTCACCCATCTGATTGCTCGAGCAGTTGGTCTTGATGTTGGTGAATTCATTTGGACTGGTGGAGACGTACATATCTACAACAACCACGTAGATCAGGTTAGGGAACAGTGTAGTCGCGTGCCATATCCGTTCCCAGAGGTAGTCATCGGTGGTCTTAAGACGGCTATCGTTACGAAGCAGCCTTCCGAAATTGGCTTGATCAATTATCGGCATCACCCCGCAATCAAAGCGGAGGTGGCAGTTTAATTATGGCACGTAGAGAAGCATTGCAAATTGGTGCATGGAGAATCGGCAAAGAATGTGGGGGTCGGTGGTTCCCTCATGCCGGACTTGGCTATTGGGACGGATTTAGATTTTTCCTTAGGAAGCCGATGGATCTTAAGTTCCGTAAATGGAATCACACTCAAGTTTGGAAAAGCGGTGGTTCTAAAGGATTTAGTATTGGTCCTCTTATGGTGTGGAAGAACGGTGACAACTAATGTTCTGGCTAGCATTCTGGTTGGTAGTTATCGGCTATTTTGTAATTGGGGCTACACGTCTCCCGACATATTTCAAGATGTTTAATGGCTCTGCATACAATAGTGAAACTGAGTCCTTCTGGATGGCGTTCTTTCTAGTATTCATTTGGCCATATTACGAAGCAGGTAAGTGGCTTAAAAACACCGTCGTACATCATCTGACTCGTGAGGAACGTGAGCAGGCTGAATATGAGAAAGCCCAGAAGATCGTAAAGGACTGGGAAGCTAAGCAGAAGCGTCAAGAGCAAAAAGAGCGTGAAGATTTCGAACGAGAACTGAGGAATGGCTAAATGTACGCACGATACGAATTTCTAGTAGCTCGTAGTAACCAAGGCCGAGATCAAGGAATCCCGATATCCGTATTGGCTGATGATTCTAATAAAGCATATGCTAAGGCTAATGCCTTGAGTGGTTTGCGAAGTGATGACTGCAATACCTGGCTTGTTCGAATCGATGAAGTGGAAGAGTCAAATGTGTGAGCGCGGTAAATAGTGTGCTGAACTATGAATGACTTCTTAGCTGATATGTTATCCGAATACAACAAGTGGTCTAATACCGAACAAGAACCACCGAAGTCTCAAGAAAGCTCAGTTATACATCATGGTAAGGTAACCGACTACCTTGATGTGTCTGTATTGCCGCCCAATACCGTAATATATAGTGATCGTGGTGGATGGTGGTTGCGCGATCAGGACGGCGACGGATTTACGGATATCGGTACGACTATCGATCCTGATTGGTTGTCTGATAAGAATATGTTGCGTCGACGTAATTATGATTGGAAGATCGTCTCTGTTCCAACGCACTGGATTCCTACATATCTCGAGGAATACCTTCGATTCGCTTATAAGGAGGATTAATGACTGAAGTGTATATTAAGCGTCATACTGAGTGGCGGAAGCTGGAATGCAACTTTAGGTATGAGATGAGCGAAGATGGTTGGGTGCGTCATTCGTTGACTAAGGCCGGTAAAGCTATTAGCTACGATAAGGATCGTAGTGAGGCTTTCGTTACGCTTTGGGATGGCAAGAAGAGCGTCCGACATATCGTTAAAGATCTTTACAAAGCAACATACCCAGATAAGGTGAATGTGAATGAGAGTTCTCATAACGGGATCTCGTGAATGGACTGATGTTCGAATGATCCGAGATGTATTGAAGCCCATCTGGGAGCAATATCCTAAAGTCACCCTAGTCAGTGGTGCGTGTCCTAAAGGTGCCGACAAGCTCTGTGAAGATCTAGCTGGTCTCTTTGGTTGGGGAGTCGAACGTCATCCTGCCGAGTGGGATAAGTATGGCCCTCGTTCCGGATTCAAGCGTAATGCTGAAATGGTAGCTCTAGGTGCCGATGTTTGTTTTGCATTTATCAAAGACGAATCCCGCGGAGCGACACATGCGGCTCAGCTAGCCCATAAGAAGGGTATTAAGACTTACATCAATGGAAGGTTGGTAGAGTAATTGGATAGCGCTCAAGTATGGTCTTGGATCGTAACTATTGTCGGGGTAGTCGGTTGGTACTTTGTAGGTAAGAAGTATTGGTGGAGTTGGTTTATCGGTCTGTTCTGTCAGATTCTCTGGTTTGTATATGCCACGGTGTCTCAGCAGCCAGCCTTCTATATCTCAGTACTTCTCTATGGAACTATCTATGGGAAGAACGCTTATCAATGGACTAAAGAACACTTTAAGCAGAAAGACGAAAATGAAGCGAAAGTTTGAATGGATTAACGTTGCATCCGGATTGTGGGCGATCGGATGGGGTATCTACAATGTAATTGTGTTTGATCCAAATGCTGAATTTGCTCAGGTTACTGGTATTGCGATCGGTATCCTGTTTGTGCTAGGCGTGTTGAATCTATATCTGGTGGTGCGCATTCGGTTCGAGCGATGGTTGCGGATTTGGTGGTCGACTTGTCAGTGTGGTCATCGTAAGGTGGATCATATCGGGCACGCTAGAATCATGGGGCGAACCGTCGAGGGTTGGGGTCGCATCATTCAGGATAATACTCGGTGTGCCGTATTTACGAATCTCCGGTCAATTGAGGATATGGAATGGGTAAGCAGCTTCGGGTTTCGTGCTCGGGGCGACTTCCATCAGTGTCCTTGTGAGGGGTTTAAACGACGTCTCTTTAGGTTCGGGACGCGGCCGGAGAGTGCTGTAGGTACGAAAAATAGTGGCCAAAACGCTGCCCATTAATTGGCCATTGCCCACTTTTGACTTCAATTTTGTGTACTTTTGTGACCAAGTTTAGGGCAAAAGTGGCCAAAAACGTGGCCAATTGGCCAAAAACGATTTCAAAAGTGGGCAGCCAATGACCAAGTTTGTGTACCCTAAATGGGGTAAAAAGGGCCTAAAATGGGGTGTTTTTGGGTACACATTGCTAAAAATCGTAGCCAAGTGGCCAAAAGCCCACTAAATTTCTAAAACTTTTTTATAAGAGAAAAATAACACTTACAAGAAAGTTTTGATTTTCTACTGGGCAATTGGCCACACTTGGTCATTGTACACGCTAGAATTACACGGGGTATAATGAGGGAGAGGGAATGTGACCGTTAAAAAACGACGTTTGCAACCTTTACATTTTTGTGAAACCAGAGAAAGGAGGTTTGGAAGTGGCTAGACGAGAAAGTGCTTTTGAGCAAGATCTTTGCAAGGAGCTGGAACATCTGTTTCCGGGCGCTGTTATTTTGAAGAATGATTCGTCCCATCTACAAGGCATTCCAGACCGCCTTATTCTTTGGCAAGATCATTGGGCAGCACTGGAAGCTAAGCGTAGTGGTAACGAACCGCATCAACCAAATCAAGACTGGTGGGTTCAGACTCTTGATTCGATGTCATTTGCATCTTTCATCTACCCAGAAAATAAAGAGGCTATTTTAAGTGAACTTCAATACACATTCGGAACTCGCCGGTAGACATGCCTTCCTCAGCGCAAGCAAATACCATTGGGTTAACTACGATGATGAAAAGCTTGCCACCAGCTATCGTACAGCTCTAGCAGCGCAAAAGGGAACTGAACTCCATGACCTTGCTGCACAGCTGATCAAACATAAAGTCAAGCAGCGTCGCTCAAAGCAGACTTTGCCTAACTACGTCAATGATGCGATCGACTATCGCATGAAGCCTGAGGTTCTGCTCTTCGCTTCAATGAATGCTTTTGGTACTGCGGATGCGATTGGGTTCCGTAACAACCTTCTTCGAATCCACGATCTGAAGACAGGCGTCCTCAAAGCAGACATGCGACAGCTCATGATCTATGCGGCATTCTTCTGTATCGAGTACGGATTCAAACCTGGAAAGATTGATATGGAACTTCGTATCTACCAGAATGATGAAATCGAATACTGCTCCACAGCAAATCCAGAAGATCAGCTTGTAGATAACGTTGCACACATCATGGACCAGATTGCTCGCTTTGATCCTCAAATTGATATCTTTAAAGAAGAGGCTTATGCATGAGTGAGATCATTACTGAATCAGAACTCAATGAACTGATGCACTATGGTACTCCTCGGAAGTCTGGTCGATATCCTTGGGGTAGTGGCGACAATCCTAATCAACATCACGTTGACTTTCTTAGTGAAGTAGATTCCCTGCGCAAGCAAGGACTCTCAGAAACATTGATTGCTGAAGGTTTGGGAATGAACACATCCCAACTTCGAGCTCGTAAATCAATTGCTAAGAATGCTCTTCGTGAAGCAGATCGTACCTACATCGCCAAGCTTCGTGAGAGTGGCATGTCCACTACTGCCATTGCAGAACAGATGGGTCGTAATGAATCCTCTATTCGTGCATTGGAAGATGAGACTGCTAAAGCTCGTCAGAATGTTGTCATGTCGGTTGCTGAGATGCTCAAGAATAAGGTTGGACCTGAGCAGTATCTTGATATTGGTGTAGGTACCGAAAAGCATATTGGCGTTAATGGTTTGGGTGTTTCTGAAGACCAGCTCAAGAAGGCGGTAGCCGTCCTCGAGGAGCAGGGATATAAGAAGCAATATATCAAGGTTCCTCAGCTTGGCACTGGTAAAGAAACTACGGTTAAAGTTCTGACCCTTGCCGATACACCATACACCGAAGTTAGTAACAACCGGGATCGAATCAAACTCATACAAGAGTATTCGACTGACGGCGGTCGCTCATTCCTTGGACTTCTTCCACCACTTAATGTCGACGCGAAGCGTGTTCATGTTCGCTTTGATGAAGAGGGTGGCACACTTAAGGATGGCGTCATTGAAGTTCGACCTGGCGTCAAAGATCTGTCGCTTGGTAGTTCTAGGTATGCACAGGTTCGTATTGCTGTGAATGGTACCCATTACCTTAAAGGTATGGCTATGTATTCCAATGATCTTCCTGATGGTGTCGACCTAGTCTTCAATACTAACAAGTCCAAAGAAGTGGGTAAGCTTGGCGCTATGAAGCCCATGAAGGATGACCCTGATAATCCATTTGGATCTATCGTTCGACAGATTACAACTAAGGATGCTAAGGGTAATGATGTCGTAACTTCAGCTATGAACATCGTTAATGAAGAAGGCACTTGGCGTAAGTGGTCTAAGAGTCTTTCATCGCAGGTCCTTTCTAAGCAGAGTCCTAAGCTTGCTAAAGAGTTGTTGGATGAGAAGTACACAGCTAAGAAAGACGAGTTCGATGAGATTATGTCTCTGACAAATCCTGTCGTTCGTAAGAAACTTCTTGATTCTTTTGCTGCCGATGCTGACTCGTCTGCAGTACATCTTAAGGCTGCGTCCCTACCTCGTCAGGGAACTCACGTAATCCTTCCGATTAACAGCATTAAAGAAAACGAAATCTATGCGCCCAACTATAACAATGGTGAGCGTGTTGTACTGATTCGTTATCCACATGGCGGTAAGTTTGAGATCCCAGAACTGGTAGTCAACAACCGACAGCCAGAAGCTAGGTCTCTTCTTGGTCGTGCAACGGATGCTGTAGGTATCAATGCTAAGGTTGCTGAGCGACTCTCTGGTGCAGACTTTGATGGCGATACTGTTCTGGTAATCCCAAACGATCGCAAAGCCATTAAGAACCAAGCACCTCTTGAGAAACTTAAGAACTTCGATCCTAAGGTAACCTATAAAGGTTATGAAGGTATGAAGGTTATGTCTGATACTCAGAAACAAATGGGTGACATTTCTAATCTGATTACCGACATGACCATCATTGGTGCTCCTAATGATCACCTTGCTCGTGCAGTAGCACACTCAATGACTGTGATTGATGCTGAGAAACATAAGCTCAACTACAAACAATCCTACATTGATAATGGTATTGGTGAACTTAAGAAGAAGTATCAAGGTGGAGTTCGTGCAGGTGCTAGCACGCTTGTATCTATGGCTTCATCTCAGGAACGGGTTGGTGAACGTAATCCTCGTAAAGCTAAGTTCGGTGGCCCTATTGATAAGGATACCGGCGAGCTAGTCTTTGAATACACTGGTCGTACTTATGTAGACAAGAATGGTAAGGTAACCCCTTCAACGTTTAAGTCTACTAAGATGGCTGAAACTAAAGATGCTCGTAAGTTGATTTCAGATTATGATACTGTTATGGAGAACGTCTATGCAGATCATGCTAATCGGCTGAAGGCCTTGGCTAATCAGGCTAGGAAAGAGTACGTTGTTACCCCCGGCATTAAGAGAAACCCTTCTGCAGCTAAGGTTTATGCTAATGAAGTTAACTCCCTGGATGCTAAACTAAACCTGGCTCTGAGAAACGCACCTCTCGAAAGACAAGCCCAGCTCGTAGCAAACAGTATCGTCAAGATGAAACGTGATGCCAATCCAGACATGGACAAGGAAGAACGTAAGAAGCTTAACGATCAAGCGCTATCTGAAGCACGTCGTAGAGTTGGTGCTAAGAAGGAACTCATTAACATCACACCCAAGGAATGGGAAGCCATCCAGGCTGATGCTATTAGTAACAAGAAGCTAGAAGACATTCTTCGCAATGCTGATGTGGATCAAGTAAAGCAGTATGCTAGTCCACGTGAAGTAAGAGGTCTGTCTCCAGCTACATTGGCTAGAGCTAAGCGCATGATGAATGCTGACTACACCCAGGCTGAGATAGCCGCCCACCTTGGGATCTCAACTAGCACGCTACATGATGCACTTGCATAGGAAGGAATCTAATGGCTAATAGTATGTTGACTACAACCGACAATCCATTCGATCCCTTCACCGACTTCAGGTCATGGTATGACTGGGATGTACAGGCCGGGTATCATTCCTGCGCCCTCCTTGCACGGATCAGTCGATCAAGTGATGAGTTGTCGGATGCAGACATCGAGCTGGCTAACGAGTATGCAATTGATGAAATTGTAAAAGAAAATGTTAGTGGTCGTCATCGCAAAATCACTAAAGAATCTAAGGTTCTAGAGGGAGTTTAGTGGTGTGGGGGAGGGGGTCTCGCAAAAGGTACCCCCCCTCTGCATCGCCGGCCT